CACGTCATCGCTTACTATGTTAATGCTTATTTAGTGTGCATAAACCTTAGCATATTGAGTAAAAAATAGGGAACTTACCAGCCTTTTGGGCCAGTAGGTTCCCTATTTGTATTTAGGAGATTATGGGCAGTGTCCGCACACGTTCCATCAGATGAGTTAAGTATCCGTTGCCACCTAACCTATGATACGCTTCATACATACGCTCTAACGCCGCCAATTCTGACACGCGCACGCCATTGCGTAGAATGTATTTATCGCATAAGTGGTCAATATTGCAGGACAACATCTCTATTAGCCCTGCGTCTTGCCGTTTCTGTGCTTCGCCAAACGCGACCATGGTAGTGGTCAGTGTCGTAACATTTGTTTGCAGTTGGTCCAGCTTGTTTTCCAGAGTGTCACTCGCAGACTGCGCTTCCGCATCTTCTTTGTGGGCCTTGCGGTTTAAACACCACATAATGACTTCTTTAATAGCTACTACAGCGGCCACACCAATGCCGCTATATATAGCTATGGATAATTGTTCGGCCATACAGACCTCCTCTCATTATGCAGTTTTCTTATCCTGCTTTGCCTGCCAAACCATTGCCTCACGGTTGGCATCTATCCATGCGTCAAGAGAACCGTACAGCGCATTGATAGCCAGCTTCATTTCCTCAGAAATAAGTAGCTCAAACTGTTCCTTGCACTTAATACGGGCAAGCTCCTGTGCGTGCTCATCGAACGCGCCCTGTTCCTTTAGCACGTCAACAAAGGTCTGATTTACACTTAGCACACAGCTCTGGAATATCTTCCAAGCCTCAGTAGCTAACTGTATCTGGTCGCTGGTTGCGCCCCTGCTTTTCAGCCAGCGCAGTGCCAGATAAAACAGCACAGTCATTATAAGGGGTATTAGCGATTCCAGCGCTGTCGCAATAATAGTAGTCCAATCTATACTCATAACATTCCTTTCTAACCGGCTATATCCTCACCGTCATCGTTCATATCGGGGAAATCCTCAAATTCAGGCACTTCATCCTGCGTTTTCTTTTTCTTAAATACCACATCGCATATACGTTTGAGTATCAGACAGCCGCACTCTAAGCCGATCACCGTAAAGACAGACTCAATAAGTTGTGTCTGTTCCATGCCGGTAATCATAAAGCTGGCATATTGTAGCACAGTAAAAACACATAGGAAAATGGCAATAAATATCAGGCACTTGGTAGCAAATCTTTGATTTAGTCGTGGAATTTTCATAACTCTTTTATATACTTCATCGAGGCGTAGCCAGTACGGGATATACCATTCACATACGTTGCTACCTGCGCCCATTCGTTATTGTAAGGAGTAGCCAGAACCTTCATGCCCTTACGCAGCACCATCACTTTTGAGGAAGTGACGCTGGGAGCAGTACGGAGATAAACATTACCCATAATCTGACCGTGATAAGTGGTGTCCTTAACAGGCATGGAGGGCGTGGCCGATTCACTCGGCACATTCTCGTATTTAAACTTCTTAGTCATTAAGCCACGATAAGTCCATGCAGTTTGAGACAGGCGAGTAACTACACAACCATATTTAAGCCCCTTTTCCTCAACAACCAGCGGTTCACCATTAGGCATAAAGCCGCATATCCAACCTACATGGGTAATGGAGCCGGGAGCAGAACCCTTAAAGACCGCTTCGCCAATAACGTATTTGCGTGTAATAGTCTTAGTGGAACCTTTGGCGGTGCAATATCGAGCGTAGTTGCCTTTAGCGTTGGTGTCATTTTTAAGAAAATAGTCGCACAAACCCTGACAGTCACACACAATACGCTTTTCGGCCACCCAATTCTTAGTAGCTGCCTTATAGTTAGCCAGCGTCCAACCATTAGGCTTGTAATATGTGCGCCACTTCTGGTCGAGTTTTGACTGAGTGCAAACAATGCCAGTAGTGCCAAAGAGGTATTCCCATTCACCGGCAACGCCTACCTTATTAAGCGGCACAAGCAGTTTAGCCCCTTCCGGCACAGACGCACGTTTGGCATGGCTCAAAGCAAATTCTATAAACTTCGTTACGTCGTACACTTATTTCACCTCCTTCACATATTTGGTACTCATATATCCGACTACACATTTGCCACCGATAAACGCCGTGCATTTGTGCCAGCTTGCATTATGGGCGCAAATAATAATGGGTGTACCTTTAGGCACAACCGCCAGAGAAGCGGTAAGAGTGCTTGCCCCTTGGCGAAGCCGCACATTGCCAGTCGTCTTGGCGCAAATGCCGTATGTTGCTTGCACACCCACTGAGCCATCCATATAAACAAAACCATAACCGGTATAGGGGTCGTAGCCCTTTTTGTAAAGGTCAATGCAGTTATTCTTGAGCGTGTCATACACCGCAGGCTCCGAAGGCCAATCTCCATTGTCGGTATAATATTTGCTCATAATCAAACCGATCTTGCCTGCCACATTAGGCGCAGACATAGAAGTACCGGACATATATACGCCAGACGCACCAGTGTAGCTTAATCCCTTAATAGATACGCCAGCATCGGCAACATCCATCTCGTTGTGCCATGTACTGAAATTGGCTTTTGCGCCATTGTCGTTGATAGCGGCGACACACACAGGGTCGTGAAAACAACTCGGCCAAACATCCAACTTCGCTTCCTTGCCGTCATTGCCAGCCGACACACACACCGGCACATTTTCATCAACAAGTTGGGAGATGAGTTTGCCCTGTTGCACAATGGACGGACTGACGGCACTGCCGCCACCGCCCAAAGACATATTGACTATATATTGATGTGAGGTGTCAGCCTTAACACGTTTCAGAATGTCGGCTAAAGCGGCATTGGTGTCAGACACTTTGCCAGTGCCATTAGGCAATACGTTGTAAGACAGCACAGCAGCTTCGGGACACCATTCAATGAGCTGCCCAGCCACAAATGTGCCATGTCCGTTTGTGTCTGTGGCGGGGAATAGGGATGAATACCGTACCTTTCCCTTGAGCCAGCCCACAGGATTTACACCGCTGTCTATAACGGCAAAAATGATATGTTTGCCCTTATAGCCCTTGGCGTGAAACGCATTACGCATCGTTTGATTGTATACTTTCGCGTTCACAGGAACCTCCTTTGCGGCAAAATAAAAGGCGGGCATCTCATAAGACACCCGCCCGATTATTCGATAACTTACAGTTCGATACCGAGGAAGTTCAGTATCTCTACCCACAAGGGCATATCACCAGTCTTAGGAATCTCCATAGTAGCGATTTCTACCTTGCACTTCGCACCCCAGCAGATAGACTTGGTGGTTTCGCAATAATTACCAAAATTCTTAATGATATTATCGTTGCTCATGCAAATTGTCAGATTCTCAACATCAGTTATGGTAATATTCAGTACGCTAAGAGCCGCTATTGCCTTCTCATAGTCGGCGGCAGTCATCAGAGCTTTGTCCAGTTTGTTCTGATCGTAATACACTTCGCTGACCATGCCATTAGCCAGATTGCGGACAAAAGTAAAATCGCCTAACTTAACCTGCGTAGCGTCGGCAGAAGCAACAATCTGCTGGCCCTTATAAGTACATTCGGTTACATCATTGCCGGACTTTAGCACAACCTTAACGGTGGGGTCATTGCCGATAACTTTAGCAGAGAAAATGGGGGTAGTGATACCACCAACGGCATCCTCCTCGAACTGGGTAGTAGTGACCTCAGTTATACGAGCCAGATCAATCAGCTTATAGTCCTCCATTAGAAACGCATTGGCAAACGCCTGCACAGAGTTCTCGCCCACAGCATAGCCGCCAAAGTATACGGTATCACCAATCTTAGCGGTGCTATTAGTTGCTATGCGGAAGAAGTCGCCATTGATTCCCTCAACACGTTCCAGCTTGTACAGCACAACATTGTATTTGTCGCAACCCGAAGACTGCACAGTGACATTGCTCCAATCGAAAGCAAACGCACAGCTCATCGCAAGTATCATCATCAGAGTTACAATTATTGCTACAATTTTCTTCATTTGAATTCCTTTCTTACATTCATAAAAACATTGACATTAAGTCGTGACGTCTATCCTGGCATAGCCGCCCCTTGCGTGTACATTGCCCTGACCATTTATCGTACAGTTTTGCGTGACGGTATATCCATAGTCCGGGCCGTGATTTACGCAGTTTGCCGCTGTCCTCACGCACTTGTTATTCACAAATATACCGTAATTCTCGCTTCCGCCCATGATGGGGCTTATCTTTGTATGCAAAATTACAATATCACCTTCCCAAACGGTATAAACTCCGTTTTCGGTAATTATCTCGTTGTTAATCTTCACATAACGTTCGCCAAATGTTCCAGAATTATCCCATGTGCCGGTTAATGTGATAGTTAAATTTACACTTGGGAGCAATAACATTCTACGTTGTTTAAAAAAACGTCTATCCATAAGTTAATGCCTTTAAGTTGCAACGTTAGGTTCAACTACTTTCTTAAATATCGCAATTTTATCTTTAATGGAGATTTCAAAAGTTGCACCCGGAGTATTCCAATTAGGCGTATCACCAATTTGACGCATATCTTCTGGAAAGGCAATGATATGATCGGCCTCATTGGATAGGGTTAATGTGACCCAACACTCAAAATATTGGTTGGACGGCCACAAAAATTCTATATTAGAAACATTGGTAAGATAATACTCGTTGGCATCGGCTAATGTTATGGTAGTTGGGCTTTCCGTATAAGTATTACGAGTAAAGATTCCGGGTGGTCCCTGAAGCGCTATTACTTCTTGCCAGTCGCCGGTAACGGCATCTTTGATTTTCATAATTGACACATAATCACCCCGCTAACTTGCGATCTCCGTCCACTTGGTACTGCCCGCCTTGGGCTTGTAGACGGTGGACTTGATGTGCTGCTCGGTGCATTGCCACGTTTTGCCGTTGTAGGTCACTATGGTGTCTACCTCAATCACCGTGCCGTCCTCGATGTCGCCCCACGCGGGATAGGTCACGGTCTGCACCGCCCAATATGTACCGAGGTTTGCGGCAGGGGGCTTGTTGCGGCTGTATTTGAGGGCGACATATCCACCCTCAACAGTATCTCCGGCTATGTAGCGGGTCTCAGCATTCCAAGGTGCGCCTTGTGTAGGGGTGGGGGTAAGCCCTGCCCGCGCCGCCGTCAGCACCTCTACAAGGTCGGTCTCGTGCGCCTCGATTTCCGCTTTACGCACGGCTACCAACGCCATAAGTTCACTGCGCGTCATTCACATTCACCCCCAGCTCCGCAAGCGCGTCTATATAGTCCTGTGTGGTGGCCTGTGCCTCATGCTCCGTCCAGCTCTGGACTATCGCTTCGCCGCTGTCCGTCCACATTTCGGTATAATAAAAGCCCTCCTTTGAGGGCATGGGGGAACGGGTTACGGGCTTATAGCCCAGATCCTTTATCGCCGCATCGTCATTGGTGGAGAGGTGCGCCCCTGCGGGGTGCGTCACACCGTTGATTATAAGCGGCGATTGCAGCTCAACCGGCAGACGTAAATATTCGGGATATTCACCCGCCAGCTTGGCATAGTTTGTGTTTAACATTGTACCTCCTTTATAGGATTAAATTATATGAACCGTCTGTATTTGGTGTAGCATTGTAAGGTGTATCGGAGGGTATTGCAAAAGCGGGGACAACGCCATCGCTATTATTAGAAGAGTTGCCATAAACTGTAATACCACCCAAATAATCAACATATTTCACGCCGCCATGGTAGCCGGAAGTAGACCCTCCGGTGGAATATTGTGAAGATAACCACCATTCCTCTCCATAACCATTTTTCGTTCGTATTCTGCTTGCATCGTTTTTGTATAATTGCAAACCTACTCCTTCCAATGCAACTTTACCTTCATAGGTTTGATTCGCTCTTCCGCTCATCATAGTCAGCGTTGGAACAAACATCTTACGAGTAACACTCTCAGAACCGGCGAGCGCGAACGTTACATCCATCATTTTATTACGAAGTTTCTGAGGCATTCTATTGTAAATAGTTGTTTTTACCAAATTGTCCAAAGTGCTGTTGGCGTAAACAGAATACTCACCAAATTTCGAACTGGAATAGATGTTTTTCCTCACCAGTACCACGCCGCCGCTCACAAGATTATCCTTGTCCGCTATCTCATAGTTAGGTGTACCCGCTCCACCGTCCGTGCCTACATTTATCAACGTACCCAGCGGTAAATCCGATATGGGCGCACCGCCGCCCCCCGCCATCATCATTCTGCGCCGCAAAGCAAACTGCAAGGGTATCATGCGCTCACAACCTCCTGCACCGCCCACACACCGTTATATACGTCAAATTCGTAGGTCTTGCTTGCCTCTATTGCGGGGGCCTCGCCTAAATAGTTCGCCCCGCTCACAAACGACACCGCAACCGAGGCCGCCGTGCTGAATGTGCCGTGCGCCCAGCCGGAAGCGGGCGGGGTAAACACGTATGTACCCACAGGAGAGGATACGTTATATATGGTGTTTGCCGTCAGCGCCGCGCCGCTGGCGGGGAGGGAGGAAACATTGCGCGGCCCACTATCACTTGCATTAAAAAGCATAGTTCAATCACCTCATAATCAAAATATTCACAGTCAAATTCTCAGTCGGCGCATCTTCGCAAGCGAATGTAAGCGCATTAGCCGCCTGCGCTGTTGCCCGTACCTGAGAATCACAATACGCTAAAAAAGATACGGGAGCAGGAGCGATCATTATAGCATTAGTAGTAGTCACACCAGTCACCGCCACTGTTTGCGTATTATCAGTCCAACCCGTTGCAGACAACGTAACCGTTACAGTTATACTCGGCTGTGCGTAATCCGTACCCGCAGTTAAAGGCGTTTGATAATCTGTTCCCGCCACTGCTTGCGCCATCTTACCATTTTCGCCTTTAAGCACGCCTGATAATGTAGTATTAGTCGTGGGCTTAATCGCTACCTGCGCCGCTATATCATCAATCGTAGTCGGTTCGTCATCTGGCACAATCCACACAGTAGTGCTGGGGTCGGTAGGGGCAACCGTACCAACGTATACGCCATATTCAGAGCCGCTACCAGCCCCTATATTTACAATAGCCATACAATCACCCCTAACCCAACACAATAATCATAACGGTCAAATCAACAGTAGGCGTAGTGGTGCAACTAAATGTTAGTTGCCCAGCCACTTGCGTAGCATCAGCCATCACTTTAGCCACGCGATACGCCTGACTGGAATCGGCTTGCGCCTGCACCAACACCACATTATTAGCGGTCACACCAGCAACACTTACAGTTTGAGATTTATTGTTCCAACCCGCCGCAGTCAATGTAACAGTATAGAGCGTAGCAGGCAATGCGAAATCCACACCACTTTGAGCCGCAGACACGCCGCCTGCACCGTCACCCTTCACAATGCCCTGCACCGTTATCTTATCCTGCTTACTATCGCTTTGCGGCACATCCAGCAAAGTCCGCATTTCAGCCGCCGATTTAGTGATCAAAGCACCGCCAGTATCAGTCACAGCCACTTGATCTGCCACAGAACCGAGTTTACCATCATTGGTCAAATTGCCATGCGTATGCGTTGCAGAGGCAAAATCATCTATCTTTTTGCCGCTATCAGCTATTGCACCGTCATTGGCAAACTGCACTAAATGACCGACAGCACCCAGCACTTTATCCACCTTGCCACTGGCATTACCAGGGTCAAATGTAGTCAATTCACCCCATGCGTGAATACCGTCACCACGCCGCACTTCACCTGTGTCAGACACCACGCCAAAATCATTGGCACGAAGAATAGTGGTGGTGTCTGCGCTCCATTCGTCGGCTGTTTTTACAGTAAAAGAAGCCTTCTGTTTCAGCAAGGCATCTATAATTTGCATATTACTGGTGGGCGCTATGCCCGCCTGTGACTCCACCCAAGAGCTACCCGACATGGCGCTATCCGCACCCAACGGGTCTACAAGCAGTAAGCCAGCATATTCAGTTGTAGAACTCATTTTTCACCACCTTATGTTATTTCCTCATAGCACCAATCAGCGAGAGCCATAGAAGTGTTACCTATGGCAAACTCACCATATTCACCTAACAGTACAGGTTTGATGAGCTTGGTTTGACGCAAACGAGAAACGTCATAGTCAATATGCGACATGACCGCACCCAACGGCAAAGTGATATGCAATCGCGAAGTATCATAATCCGTATGTCGCAACACACCCTGCATAGTGTACAACATTGTTAAACGTGCCGCATCGTAATCCTTGTGTGTCAACAACAAACCACTCAGAGCACTAAGCGAAAGGCGACTACCATCATAATCGGTCATTGTGCCGCTGGCAGACAGCCACAGTTCAGTCAGCAAACGGTCTGCCGCATAGTCTATATGGCGTAGCACCAAGTAGGAAACATCCAAAAACCGCTCAATAGTCATGTGAATACGGTTGCCAGTCTTATCTAACGTGACAGCAGAACGAGCAACCAGAGCATCCAGATTTGTAGCTATACGTTGCGATGTGCTATCTAAGAGAATCCGTATCCGCTGCACGGTACATCACCGCCTAAACTGTTGCCTGATTAGTGCGGCACAGTTGCAGACCGCCAGCAGCTACGACTATTTTACTGCCTTGTATGATAGGATACGCCGTAGTCAGCGCACCATAATACAGCGCCTTGCCGCCAGTTGCGGAAGAAGATAAAAACCAGTGAGTAATAGGAGTGTTTGCGTTAGCGGCGAAAGCGGCAAACTCCAAGGAAGCCGCATTAACGACTTCGCCAGCAGAGTTGGTGGTCCATGTTGCCGCCACATTAGTCAGCGCCTTGCGTGAGTAGTTGGCATCAGCAGGTTCAGTAAACCCCGTGCCGGTATCTTCAGATATGGCAGAAGTGGACAACCCCAAATAATGCACATCAGGAATGGCATACGAACCCTTGCCGAACTCCATCTGTAAGGTCTCAGTTGCGTGTTCTTTAGTTATCATAAATTCCCCTCGTTTATCTGCACAAACACCAAAGTGCCGGTCACAGGGCGGTATATATCATTCAGCGGAGTGGTTATCTCTATCTGATACTGATATGGCCCTACGAGACCCTTTGTTTGCTCCGAAGTTAGTTTGACATCAAACCATGAAGTATCGCTGGTACTAACTGAGATACCGTTGCCAGAACTCAAAGTCAACACATTAACTTCAGGTTGGTCATAAAGGTACAAAAAGAATTTAATGGTCGTGCCGGACAAGCTCAGGTCGACATGATTGCCATCCTGTCTACCGACACTAAACGGGAGTACCTTAGTGTCTCCCGCTATAATTCGCATTTCTTCTGCGACAGTATATAGATTGGTCATCAATTAGTCCTCCTTTGGAGGTGTAACGTGCATTTCTTCAAGCACTTCTCGCAGCATTTTTCCTATAAACCCCAACAGCACAGCGTTATCTACACCTTGGATTTGAAGCTGCTCTAATGCCCGATAAGCATTTTCTAATTTAGTTGTCATAGTTATCCTTTCATTCATTTAATCCGCTTTTAATAAAGGCGCTAAAGAGGGCTTGTAGTATGTAACGCCTGCGACATAATATTCAGGCAATGTGACTTGAACATATTCCCCAGCGCCCCATGCAAACCCAAAATACTTCTTATAATCAGCGAACTTCATAAAATATGTGCCACTGGTGCTGGACGTAACCGATACCGGCTGATAGCTATCTGCAACGTATAATATGCGCCCAGAGCTGGCGACTTTTAAATAATTGTTGGCTTCAATCGCATCATTAGAAATAAGAGTTGCAGACCGTAAGTACACACATCGACCATTATCGTCAACAAATGTGCCTGCGTGACCCACAAACTCTAATTTGATATAATCACCGGGAACGAGAGATAGCGTTCCTAACCCAATTTGATCGAGGTCAATTTCAAAACGCCGACTTGTAGACCCACCGCCATTATCAAAACCATCTTTAGTGACATTTTTCCAAGTGCCAGTTTGGCCTTTTATAGTAATCTTAATGTCGCACGTCCATGTCGATAACCAGTTTGAAGGCGCAGTTCTCGAATACAACGCGCAAGTGAGCGAACATACATTATACGCCGAATAAGTATCAGGAAGCGTGATTGTACACCAAGCGGAGCCTATATCAGCGCCTCCAATTTGATAACCGCCAGCCGTATTACTGTACGGTCCGTTGCCATCGACTGACATCGTACCCTTATAAATTGCCATATATTAACCCTTTTGTATTTGTTGTGTTTGTGTATATACCCACAGACTACGCTCCCGGTTGGTTAGTTCGCACTTCTACGGTAGACAAAGTAGAGTCTAAGTTGACCCACCCAAAATTAGATAGAGAGGCATTAGGAGTTACGCGACCATTATTATAAGTACACGTTTGCGAAAGCAAATACCACGGTCCATGTGAATTGGTTGTTGTCTCAATATAAACGTACCATTGATACACCTGCATAACGCCATTTCTGGGCGTAGGTGAAGCTTGAGGATGAAAATAAATGGTTGCATTAGGATTCGTATAGCGAATAATGTTATATGTAACTCCACTGCCCGATCCACCTGTGCCACCGCCACCAGTGCCAGTAGACCACGATCCATTTTGTAGCAAATTCCAATAATTGCCCGATCCATCAGTTACACGCAATGTTTCAACAGACATCGTACCAAATTGGTCCGCTTGGGGGGCGGTTACTATATATCCATTACTACCAGATTGAATGCCAGCTCCCGCAGGAGTAACAGGAGAGGCGGGGGATTTACCCTTAATGGTCAAATCTCCTTCAATGGTCAAATTACCGAGAATTTTATGTATACTGTCTTGAGAGTAGAACCCGCCCATTACACCAGAACCAGCCAATACGCTTCCTGTAAATGTACCACCAATAGCCGTAATGTCCTTTAATATAGCATTGCCTTCCGAATCCAGATATAGTTTATCTGCAAATTCCGCAGAAGTATTAGCTCTACCTTGAATCTTAAACCCATCAGACGGGTCCATATATATCTTCTTTAATCCATCTGAAGTGGTCAAATTCATACCATTTTCGTCTATGGTGAACGTATTATTAACATTGATAATCTTCATGGCTTCGCCCAATATCAGATTACCCACCAGCAATTCGGACGCCACCCCATACGCCGTATCAGCCGTCCCCGGTATCTCTATCTCGCCAATAGCCAACTTACACGTATCCCAATTATCATCGGTCATAAACATACCGTTATTGATAATTTTAAGCTGTTTAGGGCTGTATCCGTCTTCTGTGGCCTTACGGCCCCAGATACCAAACTGGTCTATAACCGTAGACTGATTACTGGCGTTAATAATCTTATTCGCTGCCGCACTCAATGTACCTTCGATAAATTCACGCATAGGACTAAGACTCTGCGACTGCATAGGATTGAGCCAGCTATGCAATGCACTGCTGACCGTAGAGGACGTTTTAGCAGCGTTCTGGAAGCACTCAGCGTACAAATCCTCGCTCATTCGAGCATGATAATTGCTACCAAATACCAGTGAACATTTATCAGGGTGGTCATACTCAACACCAATGCCCATCAGCACAGGATTGTACCAGTTGCCGTCTTCAAACTCAATATGGACTTGACAACCTAAACCCTTTTGTTCGATTTTATTGATGTATGCTTCATGCTCTTTATCAAACATCAAGTTGACGCTATCCACACTAAACTCAAAGGCAGGCTGAGATACACGGTCCAACACCTCTAATGCGCCGTCCAGCAGTTCAAAGGCCAGATTTTGTGTTTCCTCATAGGTCGCGTTGTCCAACGGCACAATGTATGTGTTCTCATACACATCAGCCAAAGTGTAATCACCTAAAGCGGTTATTTCAGCGGCAGTCAGGTAGTTAGATAAAGCCAACCCCGCAGATGCAGCCTGACGTTGCTCTTGATAGACAGCAATTTGCGCCTTGCTCTGTTCAATGAGACTATCACAATACTGGATACACTTTTCGCAGGCATAAATATTCACTGTTGCCTGTGCCACATTACGGTCTGCTTCTGTTATCATATCAGCATACGCTTGTATCTCGCTTGGTATAACACCCTCGCCACCGGCAGGCACAAACGTAGGAATAGGAGGGTAAGCATCGGCGGCAGTTACCATTGTCAACAAGTCAGTGCTGCTTTTGCCGTCTATCCATGCTCGTATATTATCCACAGCAGTCTGCGAAACGGCCTGCATCGTATACGGTGTATTAACAGTGCGAACCTGTTCACCAGCCGCTCGATACCGTTCCACTTCAGACTTATTCGCTTCATAACCGAGTATCTTTAGATTCTCATTTTTTATAGCGGTCAGTATATTGCCATAAGCGGAAGTACGCCCCATAGCCGCCGCAACATCATCCTGCCATTGCTTAACCTTGGCCCACATAGCCGCAGGCATGACATCTTTAAAATAGTCATACTTGTAAATACTGGCAGTGCCAAGCGGATTAACAGTAGCAATACTAAAATCATCTGCACCATACACTTGCAGTTCCGTTACCACATCGTCTGCGGAATCAGATATTGAGATATGCTTTAAAAGTGAGGTGTATCGGAATACAATCCCCGAATCCTTAATCAAATCATCGGGTGCATAGACCTTTATCTGTAAGTTTTCCGTGTCAAAAACGAATACACACTCATAAGCGTCCATCGCTTCTTCCATGAGAAAGCCGTACATAGACGCATCAGGCATATCAAAGGTACGATACCGGCTATACAGCGCACTGCTCACATAGCCTATCGTCCAACGAGGGCAATTCGCCAGAAAATGTCCAAGCAAAGTCTCAGTGCTGGCGGCGTTGGCAGGATCATACAGACGATATGTGCCTGCACTTAGGTTCGCCGCTTTGCGCCCTAACGTATACTCGTAAGATTCACAGTCCACCGACTTGCTCTTATGAATACCATCGCTACTTTCATCAACATTGGTGATTACGAACCAACCGAAGCCGCTAATATGCACGAGATTATACTTGGTCAACGCACCATAATAAAAGGTGGCATTGCCAGTATCATCTACTGAATACGCTTCAAACGACGCTTTAGAGGTAGATACCAAATTCAGATCAAGTTTTAACCCGATAGGGTCTTTGATAATCCCTACTTTAGTGAAATCGGGGTGCGCCACGGTCAGGACGGGTATCTCATAGCGGTCAAACTTATCAAAGCTAAACAGCATACTTTTACCCTCCTATCCGTATAAAATTTTCGTATGTAAGTTTTAAGTTAGAGACCTTGCCGGTGCATTTTAACGTGTTTAAACCGTGTACCAACCGCAAAAAATGCGCGTTAAAATTGTTGATGCGAATTGTGCCTAATGAGGACATAACCTCGCCAGTACGCCCATTAACCGTTATTGTTTCACCGTCAGCCAATTCCGTAAACTTAAACTCACGGGTCGCACTATCGGTCGTGTTGATAATAGAAAACTCCGTGCCACCGTCAAGTGTGAACTCAACAGTAGGGTAGAGATAATCATAGCTGGCAGAACGATTGTTGACTGTTATAGTACCGCCGTCAGTAGGCGTGAAGGTTACTGTCTTAGCATCGCTCCATGCGCCATCGGCATCGCAGGTCATTGTCAGGTTAAATCCGTTTGTACCGGCTTTAATATAATAGTCATCAGGCTCATTAAATACACAGTTGAAGTGCATACCAGCATATTCAGGAGCTTGAATCACCAACTTTTTAAAGCTTAATTGCCCACACAGCCATGCGTGTACGGCGTTTACCTCATAAGGTTGCAACGGCTTGAGTGCCACTACTTCAATATCATACTCCAACGGATCATCAGGAGAAACAGACAATAGAGTGTGGCGCTGAGAGCGTGTCGCCTTATCTATGGTAAGACTATTCTCTGAACCTCCGGCGTGCTTATAGTCGGCAGAATCAAAGAACGCGAACATGAGACCGTAACGCTGGGAGGGGATACCGTCATATATAAATTGCAGCCCTTCATAGGCCAAATGGAATCACCACCAGTCCAAAATAAATATGTTGTGCGTATGTTGCTTATTGTTGCAAATGGAGTAGAACGAAATGAGCGTGAGAAGTCCGTTCATCGCGGTAACTTCACAGGCTGGCTCCTCACGCTTTGATTATCACACTTGCTTATTTGTTCGTTAATGGGTTTTCGTTTACAACCGCCCCGTCCGTGCAAGGCTATTGATGGGAACCTTAAAAATTTCCTCTTTAATCTGCTTTTTAAACGTCTCAGACCAACGCTCGATGGCCCGCACAGTGCCAGCATCAGTTGTGCCGTTGAAGTTATTGATAACGTTAACGCTGGGTGAATGAGTAGTATTATTCGCTACGGTTTGCGCCAGCTTCGTTGCCTGCTTCAAAGCACCGTCGCCACCAAACAACCCACCTATGCCTTGGCTCATTATAGTGAACAAACGCTCGGCATCAGACGATGAGAACGCCAGCCGCTTCGCCGCCTTGATTGCCTGATCCTCGGTAAGCACCACTTCGCCCTTGCGTAGACGTGCATCAACCTCATCAGGTTTCTTTTTGACCAGCTCTTTAAAAGCGGTCTCAGAGTTAAAGTCTTGACCAACTACGCCACCAGTATGGTATTTGCGCGGAAATGCCTTTAGGTAAGACTCGTTCAACAAGCCTGCATTGACAGCATTTTGAATAGCGGCATAAGTCTTAGAACCCACCTTGCCATCCACCTTCAGCCCAGCGCCCATACTATCATTCAAGAACTGCTGAAGACCCTTGACAGTCATTTTGCCGATAACGCCATCTACGCCGTTCTTCTGTGCGCCGTAAGAGCCGATATTATATCCAGTGTCCACCAACGCCTGTTGCATCTGCGATATGCCCGCACGAGAAGATACATCAATGCTGGCAAGCATGGCGTTGATTTGATTCACCATGTTTTCGGTCTCAGCCATCATCTGCTGGAACATGGTAGAGATGTTATTCAGCGCTGAATCTAAGGTGCTTTGTAGATTGTCCAGTATGGCATTATGCTGTTTTTCCAGCCGACGTAACTGCTCGTCCAGTAACTTATTCTGCGCCCCAATATAGCGGGAGTATTCGTCCAAACTATCATCCAGCGCATCGCTTTGCACATCTGCCGAGCGGTCATACATTTTGTTGTCTAAATCAAGCAACTCGTCGTCGAGCTGTTCTTGCAATTCAAGCCGCTTGGCCTTAGCTTTGGCTGAATCATCCAAAGACAGAACTTCAATTTGTGCCTTCAGGTCGGCAATGCGCTTATTTGCCGCCGCTACTTCTTGGTCATAAGACCGTTCATCACCAGCACGATTAAGCTGTTTTTTCTGGAAGTTGACGCGATCCTGATAAGCGGACAACAAATCGTCATTGGCGTCTTTTAGCTTGTCAATACGTTCCTTTTCGGCATTATAAGCGTCCTCAGCAGCTTTCTTATCGGCCTCATAGCGGTCTCTGGCGGCATCTTCTGCCTGCTTTTTCCACCACTTATAATACTTCTCCTGAAGCGCCCACCACTGGTCTTGGTATTTCTTTTTGTCACCGAGGTATTTATTAAAAGCGCCCAAACTGCGCTTATAATATTCTTGCTCGGTGATTTGTTCCATAGCAAGCAGATGGTCCAGCTCGTTAATATACGCCTTATACGCTTCAAGATTAGAATCAGTAGTTTTCTTAGATGAACCAGATTTAGAGGAACCATAACGCTTATTGGTAGCAGCAGCACTCTTGAACCAGTCATCATTAACTACACGTTTACGCTGTGCAGCAATATAAGATTTGGCCCGTGGGTCAGCGTTGGGGTCGTCCATAATCGCTTGTTGCGAATCTGTTAATCCACCCAATTTGATTGCACCGATGCTTTCAAATGCGCTCAATATTGTAGCCGCTGTTGCCTGCGCCGCACCACTAAGCAACCCAAATTGTGTGATTAGTGCCTGCAATGCGGCTTGCAAACCAGATGCATCAGGCTTAACACCCAACGCCTTAATAGCTGCTGTGCCATACTTCTCGAACTTCTCTATATCACCAGACAAATAAGCAGATATAAAGTCAAGCGTATCTAAAAGTCCGTCAGCATCAACATCTAAATTAAGGCCGGTGAGCTGATTGATGGTAGCAATAGCTGCCGCCACTTCGTTCTTGGTGCTGCGCCAATCCTGCACCGTGCCTATCGCGGCCTTGAGGTTTTTAACAGTGTCGCTGGCATCGTCACCAGCACTACGCGCCGCTGCCCATATATCATTCAGTTGACCTTGTTCGTCTTTCAGGTCTTCGGTTGACCCAGCAACTTCTTTTTGCAAATACCCCAAGTCTTCTAAGATTGGAGTAATGTCTTCAACGGTCTTACCGTATTGGGCCGCAATAGTAGCCAGCGCTTGATATGCACCAGAATTTTGACGGGCCAATAACTGCGTCTTAGTCAACCCACCAGCTAATGCCGCCAAATTGGCATTACTATCCAAAGCCTGTTTGAGCGTATCAGATAAAACGGTGGTATCAGCCTGAATACGATTGGCTAATTCTACTGCGTCGCTTGCCGCAGACACAACATCCAAGTAAGGCCGAGCCAAATCAACCTCACCCAAAGTCGTAAGTTGTGTAGCCCACGTATTTGACTGAAGGCCAACATCAGTCAGTGTTGTGCGTATGGATTCAAGGTCTGCTTGTTCTTGTTTGGTCAGTTTACCCGACTCTTTTTTGCTGGCCTCTATCTCGTGCAAACGAGCCAAAGCGATTTCAAGCGCCTCGTTCTGATCGGCAGTTACATATTGCCTCTGGCCTGAATCTGCCGCCAGTCCAGACACCGCATACCCCTTAGCATCGGCAGAGGGCGCAACTTTCCAAGCAAAAGCATATTGAGTCGCGCCCTGTGTGGTCGCAATTTCATCCTTGAGCGCTTGTACGGCGGCTTGCCTATCTAATTCGGCCTTAGTCTTTAAAAGCTCTATCTGGTCACGTATCTGTCCATTTTGCAGTTCCAGCTCTCGCTTCTCTGCTTCAAGCTGCTCAGTCCAATCGCCACCTGCTTTAAGCTTGTTGAGTTCTTCCAAACGGTCAGAAGTATCGCCTAACTTAGTGCGTTGTTCTTCTAATTTATCGTTTGCGCCCTGCCAGACGCCAATCGCTTCTTGTGTTTTCTGCTGAGCAAGTTCGATACGGCGTATGTACTGATCAATCCATTTGATGATAAGACCAATCGCCATCGAAATTGTCGCACTAAGCGCCATATTTAACGCCATATTGCCAACATTTAACAGCACATCTGAAAGTTTTAATCCCTTAGCAGTGACTTTCTCTACGCTGTCGCCTGTGCCATCCAACTGCACAGCATATTGCTGGAACGCGGCAGAGCCTTTAGTCAACTCTGCTGTGAGCTTTGTATGGGCGTCTGCTAACGTGTTGCCATCCGCTATGGACTGACTCAGAGCCTCATTATACTGATGTAAGAGAGATATATCCTTGTTGGTTAAGAAATTACGCTGGACGTGTTGCGCCAAGAAATTGCCAGATAAACCGTTCTTGTTCAAGGATGCAGTGAACAATCCCTCTTGACCGAACAGACCCTTGCCGCGCTTACTTACTACAAGACTAATCGCAGCCAATACCGAGGGGACTGCACCCAACTTACTGTCAACCTTATCTAACCCTTGTATCAGTTTAGAAAGGAACTGCACACCGCCAACAATCAAGTCTGAGCTAAGTACAGTTTGAGACAGGGACTCCCATGAAGCCTTTAAGGTGTTAATCTTGGCTTCAACAGAATCCATGTAGTTGAGGTATTTACGTTCAGCAGTACCAGTAGCATTGGCTGCTGTTTCAGTGAATTGACGAACCTTGTCATAGTTCGCCATCAAAATGTTCAACTGCTCCTGACGACGGGTTTGACCCAATGCAACAGCGACCGCACGTTGCTGGGTCTCATTCAAGCCGCCCCACTTCGCAGCTACATCATCCAGAACGTCTTGGTAATCTCGCCAATCTGTTGCATTGGTACGCAACTTCACGCCGATATTATTTAAGACGGTTTCGACGTCACTGAGACTTTCGCCGGTTTCTGGATCAATTAACCGTCCCGCTTTTATATTGCCAAGTCGCGCCAGCATGGACTTGACGGCTGTACCGACACTTTCTCCGCTCTGCTGGGATACATCCATCAAGGTTGCGACAATACCAATCAGCCTATCCATAGATATGCCGGTTTGGTCAGCCAGAGTCGCAGTTTGTGACATAGCAGTTGCCAGCCCACCAGCAGAAGCAGCGGCTTCCATATCAACCGCCACTAATTTACTAACAACATCAGTAGCGCTACTGGCTTGTAACTGATAACCCTTGAGTGAACTGGTAAGTGCCTTAGTTGCGTCATCAGAATTCATCTGACCCAATTTGGACAACATCATACTGGACTTAATCAGTTCTGATGTTTCCTGCATGGAATAACCCTGACGCAACCAACCATCAGCCGCTTCAGCGACCTCCAATGTGGTAGCACCAATCGCCTGCGCCAGTTGCCCGTAATCTTCCATCAAACCACGGACTTGTGTGCGGTTCAGACCTGACGCTATCTGAAGGTCGGTCATTGCTTTGTCTAATTCGACAACATTGGTAACTACTTGATGAATAGCATTAGCGGCAACAGACGTAATCTGTGCTACGGCAAAACCGTATAGCGTGTCGCCAAACATATCACGCAACTTTTTGTTGAGTGAAGTGACTTCTACGCCAGCCGCTTGGCTACGCCGTTTAAGGTCATCTAAAGCAATAGCAGCTTGATTACTGTTTTGCCACTGGTCTGCATCGCCAATTTTTTGAATAAGCGCCCGCCACTCTTTAGTGAGCTGTGAATTGCGTTGTATACCCGTAGCGTATTGGTCAAAATACGCTTGTGCCTGAGATTTTAACCTCTGAAACTGGATACCCGAATTAAGCGAACTGTTTAACTCACGAGCGGCAGTTTGCAGGTTCCTTAATGAAGCTCCAAACCCCTGATATGCTGTTTGTAAATTGGTGATTGCCGCCTGCTTATCTGCGGCGTTATTGCTGCTTATAGCTACTTCTAATTGGGCATAAGCAGCTCGTAATGTAGCTAAAGCATTAGTAGCGTCCGTAACATCGGCAGACGACAAACCTAAACGCTGAATAATGGTTTTTTGGTTGTTAAAGTATCCTTCGCCAAAAGTAGCTTGTAACTGGGTAAGTTTGTTCTGCAACTTATCCAAATCGGCCAGTTCTTTATCTGCCTTCTTCTGCGTTACCGTAGCATCCTTTTGTTCAACCTTGACATTTTTGAGAGCGATTTCATACTGCTGTGCAGCATCAATCAATAACTGCCACTGTGCTTGCGAAACTTTAGCACCGGAACTTTGTACGGTCTGTATGTCGGTAATCTGTTGTTTAACCGCCTGATAACTTTGCACCAATTTGGTCGTATCCACCGTATAATTGGCAATATCCGGCGCAGATATATCACTGTATTTAGCGTAAACAGATTGCCCGGTTTTTGCTGTGGCCGCAGACGCTTTAGCCGCCATTTCTGAGTGCATTTTCTGCACCGCATCAGCCGCTTTAGCCGCCGCCTCCGACACTTCCCAGCATCCCTTCTTAAAGGATGCCAGCGCTGTCTCCACAACAGCACCGTTCATGCCCGCGCCTTGCAATAAGCTACGTAAAGCATCAGTCGCCGCTTGAATATCAGTAGGGTTCAGCAACGGGGTTAAATCTCGGAACTCAACGTTCTTACCACCATTCAATTTGGCATACGTGTTAATTAGTTCTTTAAGAGAAACAACACTATCTTTAATCTGCTTATTGTATGCCTGAATTTGGTTAGAGGTATTCTCAGTACCGGCCTTAACTATCTTGTTCCGCGCCGTATTGATTTCTTGCAGAGAGAGCTTAATCGCTTGCAACGCATTGGCGGTTGCGTTAATTTGTTTGGTAGTTGTACCTGACGCAGCACCACTAAGGTCGAAATTACTAAATTTGACCTTGATTGCATTTTTGTCGAAATAATCTTGTACCTGTTTGCGTAACTCAGAAATAGTAGCCCCACTCGGCACTAATTGAGTAAATACTTGAAAGTCATAATTGCTCATTCTTGCTCACCCCCTCGTTCACGCACTCCGTAAGCGGGGTTAATTTGTACAGTGCATCCCGGCACAGCCTTCTCCATCAAGTCAGCTACCTTTTGCACAAAATGCGATCCTGCACGAGTGGAAACGGCGCGAACACGCATACCACGCCACTCTCCATATGGCGCGTTTGCATCGTCATACTCCCATCCATTGTTGAACAAATACAGCAAATCAGCCTGACCGCTCGAATAATACGGATTTTTAGGGTCTGGTAAAAAGCTATCACGCATAGCAGTATCGTGGTCATAATCGATTGTAAACATAGCAGTAGTACCATCTATCTTGACCGCACTTGCCTCCGCTGTAATACTACCGGTTGTCGGTATAGCGTTATTAGCTGCCAATTCTGCCATATTCGCCAAACGCTCTGCTGCCCGTTGTAGGGCCTGCGGTGCAACACCACGGCCCATCAGCTTCTTAGGATTCTTCTTGAGGTATTCCGCTAACCTCTCCTCTAACGGTTTCATTGTCACCACCGTTCCTATCTCTAAATTCCAATATCTTCGGTACTAACTTGTCTTCTTGATTTAATTCTTTGAGGTCTTGCACAGCTTGCAGCACAGACTCCACATTGACACCACTAATCTGTTTATCCATCCACTGATTTGCTTTGTCTAAAAGGGTCTCCATCAGCAAATCCACAGCATTCTTATGTTGTATATCCAGTAAATGTTTAATCTGCTCCTCAGCCGCATCAAACAGACTGCATATAAAATCCCGCACATCTTCACTGCACGCTTGCCACAACTTGTTATAAAAATCCGTATACATCAGCCAATTCCAATGCCGGAGAATATGGTCTCCGTCTATCTTGATGTTAGTTACAATGGCATTAACCACCGATAAGCGTTGAGCAAAAGTGCGCAATTCAGGATAATACCTGTCTGCTCCTACAACTATGGCAGTAATTTCATCCCCCATGCGCATACACTGTTCAGGCGAAAACACAGGATTAACCTCAATCGTCTCGCCTTCATACTCGAAAGTAAAAGGTTGCGGCACTTTCGCCGCAACCCATTCATCTTGCTTCTTAAAGTTGATATTTTTTGACATTTTTAATCCTTTCATTCTTGTCCATGTCGGGTATTATAGCTTTTCGGTCAGTTCTGCAATATGAGAACGCCAAATATTTGGCAGGTCTACATATCCAAATAGCGGGTCGCCCTTAAATGCTTGAATGCACCGCCTCATGCCGTTGTTGCCCCCGGTAAACAGATGGCTGTCAGTTTGTGAAATAAAGTCGCCGTCCACAAACACCTTTGCGCCAGATGATACACGACTGAGTATGATTTTAGCCATATCAACCGTGACATTCTCAAACTCGGTCAAGAACAATATTTCATTATCCTTAATCTCACTACCACGGCACGCCGCCAAATCCAGCAACCGAATCTTGCCCTGCTGAATCAGCATTTCCACCTGCATCCGATCACCAAACTTAGAGGTCAAGATATTGCCTAATGCACCCGATAACAGCTTATCATTAACAGTACCGGGCAAATAACCTAATGCTTGCACGCCACGCACCGCCACAGGGTTACTCGCTATAACCACACGGTCATATTTGTAAGTGTCTACAAGGTGCATAGCAGCAGTCAGAGCTAACAAAGTCTTACCAGAACCCGTCTTACCAGATATAAAGGTGACAGTATTGTTCATCAGACTATCAATGGCGCACCGCTGAAACTCGTCTTTGGGCTTAATCTTGTCCCCCATAGACACCGAACGCAGTTGTTTATTATACACCGGCACAAATTCTTCGCCCGTCCAACGGAAACACTCACGTACTTCCATGTCTATATCCGCATAACAGATTAAATATTCATTTGTCAAACATCCAAAGCGATTATCATCCAGTTGGTTCAAGAACGTCGCATATTCCGATTCAGCCATCACAACTTGTTTATAACCTGTGTAAACCTCATCATCCTCAACGCGCTCAAAGCTCTGCATATTCAGCCCAAACACCTGTGCGCCTATTAAGCGCATACACAAGTCTTGGCTATATACAATCTCACATGATGTTAAACACGCACTGGCTAATATCAGATTGTCGTTGGACAACGGCATAAAGTGTTTGTCCACTTCGGCCCGCACAGCCGTATCATCCACAACAACTGTATATTCGTCTTTACGTTCGTCAAGTAACCGCACCAATTTACGCGCCTGATATTTTAGTTCGCCAGACTTGCTATCACTGGTTTTGATATGTTCCAGTTCTGCCGCCGTCACACTGGATATGAAGAAATGCTTATTAAATGCCTGCTCCTGAGCGATGAGCAAAGCAGAAGTGTCATAAAAAGCACCCATACTACATTACCTTGGACAAATCATCCAGTATCTCATCTACAACACCTTTTTCAATCTGCTCTGCGGCATTTAAATACCAGTCTTTTGCTTTTTTCTTAGAAAATTCTTTCTTATCAATGCGAGTGCGGTTCAGCACAAATTCCTGCATAACCTCTACACTCTTTTTATAGGTGTTCATATATGCCTCAGTCTGCTCATACGTGCCAGACAAGCCCGACAAACTACCTGTATGTATAAGCGCCTGCGAACGAGGCAGACAATACCTCTTATGCCCCGCCAGCAGAATCAACAGACCAGCCGACATAGAAATACCAGCATTGATGGTTATAATGGGCGTTTGACTGAGCGCACAAATATCCAAGAAGCTAAAAGTGCTATCCAAGTCTCCACCATCAGAAAATACCCAAATCACAATCGGCTTGCGTTGCTCAACAGGCACGCCATTGTCCTGCCGATTGATGGCTATAATATTCCGCGCCAACTCTAACAAGGTCTCGTCTATGTCATAATCTATCCAGAAACACCGATGATTGATAGCATTGTCATAATACGTTACCAACGCGGGATCAGGAAGCTGCAAATTTTCCAGAGGGGAGGGGAGTGCTACTTTGACTTCGTTATTTGCCATAAATGAAGGAAAACTCCTTTACTTTGTATTTGCGAGTTGGGAATACATTGCCACACCAATACAGATGGCTTCACATTCATCCTCGGTAGCGACAATACCAAACCGTTCTCGCACATAATTGACGCTTTGTTCTTTTAGTTGTTCTCGTTTGACCTTTGGCCCTTGTGCATAACCCAGCACACAGCGCCACTCCACCGGCATAGGACTTACTATCGGTATGCAATGGCAATATGCCCAGCCAATGAGCATACCGCGTAAACCACTCAGCATAATCATAGTTTTATCGTTGGCCTGTTTTTGTACGCCCTCTACAGCAATGTAGTCGGGTTTGTACTGTTCAAATAGGGCCACAATAGCCAAAAACATTTCCTTAGTGCGATGGTCAGGGTCTTTATCCTTAGAGAGATCAATCGCCTCATAATGTATTGGCACGCCATCATCCAACACAGCAATGCCAGACACATTAGAAGCCTGATCGGTAGCTATCAATCGCATGAAACACCACCTGTTATATGCGGCACAGATAGCTCATGGTTTTTCCATTTACGAAAAAGCTCTTTGGTGTCAGCCTTTCGGAACACATAAATAAGTTTGTTATCATACCCCAGAAATACATCATACAAATGCAAAGCGGGGTCATTTACCAGATACGCTACAACCTGATTTCTATTAACCAAGAACACCATGTCAGCGTCATCGTATGGTATGCCGCCACAGGCAGGCATCGTTAGCATTTATTTCATCCTTTCATACCAGTAAAAAATAGGGAAGCACAGTGAATGTACTTCCCTATAAGAAAAAACATACATTCAAAGCGCCACACCATTGCCCTTCTTCCATTACCACGTCATTACAGTGATAATCGAAAAAGAGCAATGGCGGTCAATCCATTGCTCTAACATCTTAACGCCTACGCTTTTTCTCCTTGCGGCTGACAGCTTGCGGTGTTAATTTGTCATTAGTTTGTTTTAATAGCGGTGCAACACACTTATCCAACCCAATAACCGCAGTCGCAGTCGCAGGGTCTACGCCAAGAGCGTCAAACATTTGCCGCGCCTCATCCACGGTAATATTACCGGCGTGCAGGTCCAGCGCAATAATCTTCGCCTGATAATGCTCAGAGCAACAGGCAGAAGCACGCCAAGAACCTAATTTAACCGAATCAGCGCAAGCGTCATAAGCAGCGCCGCACCACTGACATTCCAGCTTCGGCATTACGCTACATCGGGGATGACGAAGGTAAGCAGGTTCTTCTCCTCAGCACAATAAGCAGGCATCGCCTTAATAGTGAAGGGGTGCTTGCCATCGGTGGTCAGAGAGACATCTACGTTACCATCTACCTGAGCGTTATCGCATACAGCATAACCATAATACATGATTTCCTTATTGCAGATGTCACGGAACAGGCACTCTATCATCAGACGGCCAGACTTAGCAGAGACCTCGGCATTGTCAACAACGCGAGAAGCTTTATTAGTCTCATTGGCCTCGTACTCATAGGCGATAAGGAACATATCGCCATCCTGAGAGCCAGTAGGAGGGGTGAAGGTGGTCTTATTGCCAGTAGTAGCCATGCTGAACTTATCCGCAGTAGCAGTATCAGCAACGTACTCATACTTCTTAGCGATAGAACCGTCCTTATTCAGCTTATAAGCATACTTGGCTATACCAGTACCCAGACTGCCGGTGGCTATCTCATGCTTCAGCTCGTGCGTTGTTGCATCAGCCTTGTAGGTATAAGTCTCAAAACAAGGCACAGCGAACTTAACGGTGGCAGAAGAATCCTCAACACCGCTACCCCACTGAGCGCCAAGCAGAGCCATATCAAAGAAGGACGCATTACCGGCAATCTCCATGTTCTTAGCCTTTTCGATGGTCATAATAACATTCTGCATAGCGTCCAGAACTTCATTGTTATCAACGGTGGCGTTCATGCTGACATCTTCAATCTGGGTCAGATTGAACAGAACGGCATCATCTGCACCGTCAAAGAAAAGCACTCGACGGATTTTATCAATAACGAAACTCGACTTGTTCATTATATTCTCCTTTTATTTATGTTTTAGGAAACTCACCCAGCCAGTTCAGATACTTTTTGTCTATTTTTGTGCTGTCCATAAACGGATTACTGTACATACCAGACAATAGCGATTGAGCAGAATTGATAAGCTGAATACGCTGTACAGCATCATAAAACTGGTAAATGGTGAGTTGCTGAACTGTTTGATGGTCGTATTTAAAACCTGCGCTGTTTACCATGGCAGAAATTAACGACACAAATGGCGACCGATAGGGCTTACGTGCTGCGGCCTCACGGTCTTCTCTGTCCCAATCAATAAGCACCTGTTTGGTGCGCTCATTACCCGGCTTTTCTCTCTGCTTTTGCATCATGTGAGAAGCTGCTAAAAACTCAAACATCATACGGTGGATATTCCAATCAATCACCGTACCGTCTGGCCCGACTAAGCACATCTCGCCAACAGCATTAGTGTCAGGAGTTAAAGCGGACAGGTTCAAATCTCCAAATAGAATAGAAGTTTTATCGGGAGTTAGAAAACGGTAAAAGGCGACAAAGACTTCAAAATCTGTCACTTTGGTATAGTCAACGCCCATATCCCAAAGCACTGATTTCATATCGGACGGATACGCAGTCAACAAAGATACCATAGATAAGTAGTCGCGTTCACCATAATCAATAATCTCACGCAATGTGGGTTGGCGTATCGTAATATGCTCATTCAGCACATACGGGTCGCCCATAAACATCTTAATCGTATCTAAAGGCATTAAGGGTTTCTCCCAGATTGTTGTAATTACCCACACGATACCGCAGAATACGCAACCTATAACCATCCATCGGCTCTTTGCAAGCCCCCGGAATACGCCTAACTTCACCTATGCCCAATGACAGATTATTGTTTATCAGCCTATCTATGGCCGCCGCGATAGCGTCACGCCGCACGCCGCCGTCCATTACCATCAACACAGTCGGCACAAAAATCAAAATATCAACCTCGTACCTCGCCACCGCGTTATTGATAATTTTATCGTCATATACTTCGACACCCACATGGCACTCAGCCTGCTCGGTTGACCCCGGCATAAAGTCATACGGGTGTATCTGATTGACAGACTTAGAAGTTTGAATCAAATCAGCGGCAGGCAACGTCTTGCCGGTTGTGTTAGAGATTAAGTCTACACATTCACGGTCGTGAACTATGAGATTGATAATCTTTTTTTTAATATCGGTATACTCAGAGAGGTTCGGCATTAAATCCATCCACCTCCCGGCTTATCAAGATCAGCGTCGGGTGCAATATAATCACATATCATCAAATCCACATTGTCGGCAGATGAATCAAGGTCTTCAATTAACTTGAGGTCAATGTATCGACCCTCACCGAACGCACCGTTCACACTGTCATTAGCAGTCACCTTATAGCAGCGCAAATGCTTTGAGCCATCAGGATAATACAATATCTCAGTAGCCAGCCGCTTATCACGCTGTAAACAACGGGTCTCCTCGTTATAGGGAAGATACGCCTTAAACTGCTGTGCGCCCACGTCGCCGTATTTACCACCGTGCAACGTAGTAGAGTAAACACCAGAGTCAAATACGCACCATGCACTATGAATCGTGCTGTCATTAAGCTGAAACTGCAAATTCAGATTACATTGCTTAATAAAGCCTTTTAGCGTTACATCATCGGTGTTACTCAACTTGGTACAAAGCCATTCATAACCATTGAGTGTCAGTATATCGCCTATTTTAATATCGGCATCATACGGAGCATTGAACCATTTTTCCTCCGGCGCATCAGACGCTTTGACCAGCATACCAATCTGCACGCCACGCACAGTGGCAATCATCCACGCCGGATTAAGCGGAGCATCTAACATAAAATCTGCTCTTGCTTCTGCCACAGCCGCATCACGGTCAGTATGATGTTCGCCGTAATACCTTCTGTGCAAACCCCAATTAGTATTAGGCATCATCATCACCGCCATATTTGCATTTGATGTTGTCCAGCAAATGCAACATTTTAAAGGTCTCGCGTCGAATCAGCCGCACATCATCTTCACAGTCAATGCCATTAACCGTATTAAGAATAGTGATATAGTCAGCGTCATCGCATAGACAGGGGAAGGTGTAACCTGCGCCTTCTAACTCTAACGACAAAGTGCATAGATAGCACTCCAAATAAACTTCCTCGCCAGCGAGTTGATGCTCTCGCATTGGCAATATTTTGTATAAGCGTCCCGTCAACGCATTGAGAAATACAGTAAGAGACATAAACACCTCCTATATATGCAGAGAGGAGATGTCCCCGTTGTTATACGTATAGTCCATCATGCGATTGCGAAACTTACGATTAAGCGTGTTCATAATGTCGTGCATAGACGCAAGCAAATTGCCGCGACTATGATAGGTATAATCCTTAGACGACATACGATCTCGCAAATTGTCCTGATAACGAACACGGTGCTCAGTCCAGCCAACAGCCATACCCAAGGCGAGTATATCCACCTCAATATCAGTCAGGTCGGCCTTGAACTCGCCGTATTCCTCATCACGGTCAAGCAAATCATGCTTGCAGTATGGAGCAAAATTTGCTACTGCCTGCATCATATAGCCGTGCAACACAGCCTCGGCTTCTGCTTCGATCAGGCAGAAAAGGTCGGTGTCACGGAAATAGAATAGGGCAGCATTATACACAGTTGAGTATGATGTTGCCATCGCCTGTCACCTACATCTCAAAATTGACACCAAGAGTCTTTTCCAGCGCACGAACAGCCTTGACAGAATCCAGTTTGCCTTCATTGATAAGCTCTTGCGCCCTACGAGCAAGCTGTACCTTTTGCGTCACAGGCAGTTTGGAAGTTACGGCACTAATTTCGGCAGTAGACTTTTTGAGCAAAGAATCAAAGTTATCAATGCTGACCTCAGCCTGATAGAACTTGCCTGCGTCAAGAAAATCCAGCACCTCTTGTTTGTGTACGTATTCACTGTCAATCTCCCACCATCCATCTATAAAGAAAGAGGGCTGAGTATTACGGGCATTTTCTAATACCTCTAACGCAATTTCATGGCGCTGGCCAAACTCCGTCCACACCCATTTACGATGCGTGAGGGAGTCTACATATATTAGCGTGCCGTATATAGCGCTACGCACAGGAACGCGCTCAGTCAAATGGTCGCTGGCACGCCACACCTGCTGAACAGGAGGTTCAACTATGGGCGAACTTGTGTCCTCGACTTGTACTGTACTTGTATCCTGCACTGGAACAACCGGCTCAGACTTCGGTTTAGTCTGCTTGGGTGTTTTCGGGGCTGCGCTCTTGCTGGCGCTCTTGGTTGTGCTGGCCTTATTAGCCATTAACAATCTCTCCTTTCATTCCAAAAAGGGCTACCCCACAAAGGAGTAGCCCGCATTATTGCTTTATTAAGACAGGGTATTACGACCTATGACGCCCTCAGCGGCAACATAGCCCACACCATACTTCTGACCATATACATAGTCTTGAGTAAGGTCCTGATTGTCAAAGAAAGAACCAAGGTTGATAAGGGGGTTGCCCTCAATGACGAGCTTCACAGGCTTAACAGGGCCAGCCAGAACGGTCAGCACCTTATCATTGAACAGGAAGTCATCAGTACCAATCTTGTGCCTCTGAGGAACCTTGATAGCATTAGTACCACGGAACTTACCGTAGTAGCCTATGTTATACATATCCTCCTTAGCAGAATCAGCGACAACACCAGAAGTCATCTTAGACAGACCAAGCATAGTGCCATAAATGGCGGCAGTCTGGCCGGACTTAGCCTCAACGTGCTGAATCAGCTTGAGCATAGCTTCCTCGTCCCAAGAGCCAGTGATGTCGTAAACAGCGCCACCGATCTGCTCCTGAGTAAGACTCTGCCAAATAACAGCTATCTGCTGCCAGATGTCCTCTTGGAAGGAGGCGTTGACATCAGAGATCATCTCAGACATATTGGCGATGGTAGCCAGCAGGCGCTCCATCTCCTCATATATCTTAACAGCGTGCCAACGAGTAGGAATGGTCACTTCCTCAGTGCCGGTTATGCGCTGACGACGGAGAGCCTGATTACCGCCAGAAACCTCAGATACGGTGTACCAGTTGGCGTCCTTAATGCGGAATATGGGCTTTTCACCAGCATTAACTACACGGGTCTCGACCAGCTTGCTCAGGAAGGGATCACCCTTTACGCCCTCAACAACAGTCTTCTTGATGATGGTCTCAATAAGAGCGAACAGAGCAGAGCACTTACCGTCACGCAGGTCACGAGGGTCGAGATAAGTCTTGCCGTTATTGGCATCTACAAGAGCATCGTAAACCAGCTTATTGCCGTCCTCAGTGGAGTAGCCCTGAAGGGAACGACCATTGGTGATGTCGGCAGCGACCTGAGCGACATCGTTAATTTTGGTTATATCGAAAGCCATTATGTTATCCTCCTATCGTTTGATTAGCAAGTTTCGATGGCGTAATAGGTCTTACCCTTCTTGGTGAACACCTCTATAATCTCGCCAATCTTAGTAGAACCCTGAGTATTGGTAGCCACAGCCAGCAGCTTAGTGCCATCCTGAAGCTCCACAGCCGCACCCACTATACGAGCGGTATCGCCATCCAGAACCTCGCCGGTCACAGCAAAAATCTGATGAGGCTTCTCAAGCAGATAGCCACGAGAGACCGCATTGGCCTCGTTCTCAAAGTTGCCAAGGTCGTTCTGAAGGCGCTCATCATAAATAACTTCAGGGGAGGCTATCAGCGCGATAGCAGCCTTAGCAGAATTCTTCTTGGGGGCAGTAGCCTTGCAGACCTCACGAGAGTTGGCCTCAAGTGCGCCCACCTCTACTACACTACCGTTATCTATGGCAGTGGGGGTGTTGCCCACCATGTAGCGGACAGACACCAGATCGACACCATTAAAAGTGCCGGACAGCTTTTCAGTTATGCAAATGCCGTGCATTATGTTTTCCTCCTGATTTAGTTTTTCTTAGTAATGCCATAAGCCTCAAAAACGCCGTTATAAGGGGTGTTCTTCAGCTCATCTGCGATATGCTTGACAGAAATTTTGGGAGCAATTTCCTCATCGTCCTGCGCCGCAGGCACATGAGCCATGCCACGTATGACATAACACTCACGCTTCAGTTCCTCTATGGAGAACTTGGTATTGTCCTGTTTTAATGCCATAAACTGCTCGTTCTCAACCAGATCGGGGAACTCGGCAAACACCTGCTCAGTCTCAATGCCACGCTTATAAGCACGCAGTTCCTCGACTTCGGTGAATACATTGCGAGACTCCTCTAACTTGGCGGCCTCCTCCACAGTCAGCCACTTAACTATCATCCGTTCAAAATCGGAAGTCAGTTCAGCAGACTGCGTGGCCTCATCAAACTTATAGGCGAAACGTCCGTTAGTGCGCTCATGCTTATCTATCGTCCAGAAATGCTTTTCGACATACGCATACTGGTCATCGAAGTCAAGCAGATAGCAATACATTTCGGAAGTCTCATCGCAGTGGCAAGGCATAATTTGTCGTAAACTCTCACGCCTCTGCTCATAAGACGCAGAGAACGTAGCGATCTCAGCCATTTCTTCAGCGGGAGTTACCTCACCCACATCCTCAGTCTGAGTGTTCATAGTCTCCATTTCCTCTGCCGGTATTTCCTGCTTGTCTATTTCCTTAACAGGAACAGTATTCTTAGTCTTGGGCAACTCAGTGTCACCTTCCTTTCGGGGGTTATTACAAAGCTCCTTGCTTAACGCAAAGAGCAATTTCGCCAGTTTTTCATCATTTTCCTCAACGGAGAACTTTGTAGTAGCTTCTGCACCTTCCATAGCGGGAGTTTTATTTGCACCCAGCAAAGTCACCCCTGCGAACTGGAAAGCTGTTATATAGAACAAATTATCTTGTTCACTATACTCATAAGCATCTATGGCAATTTCCATAGACACATCTGCTGTTTCACGCTGCGCAATAATATCCCCGGCCAGATTGCTGTATCCACGCCACACATAAGCATTAGCATACAAATAATGGCGGTCTCCTTCCTCGACAATAACCGATTCCAGATTGTCAGCGGGAAATACACCTACCGGCGCTTCCAGATATTCGATACGATATTCACCCTCATTCATAGGGTCGGGGATTATTTTCATATCGTGACCGGCGAAGTCATAAGTGCCATCTTCCTGCTTAACCACATGAGCTAAGATGGGAGAGTTGGCAAGCGTAGGCAACGCCGCTTTGAGCGTATCCACATCAATCACACTGCCATTAAGATTCTGACCAGTATGGCAAATCTTCACGCGGAGCTTTATAAACTTGTCAGACACATAGGAATCGTCAACACTATAAGTCGCCCTGCAAGTAAATAGCTTGTTATCCATCCATCTCACCTCCTTTCATGGGCTTAATGCCCCTTAGAAGGGGAGTATATTTGTGAACACGACCTGTTGGCCTGCGAACACCTTAGTTACTTCGGGCTTATTCTCAAAGTAATAAGCCATACCCATAGGAGAGGGGACAGAGGAAAGCAACTTATAACCGTCTTTTAACAGTTGTTCTTTTGCGTTTTCATCAAACACTAATATAAACTTGTCCATTACTGCACCTACTTCTTCTCACGACTACGTGCGCCCTCGTCAGTCAAGTCGCCGCCCTCAGCTTGCGGCCTGCCTCCCTCAGACTTTGAAATGGTGTTACCGCTCTGAAGCGGCACAAACCTATTGGATAGGTCAAGCACCTTGGCTTCGATATGGTTCAACCCAAGCGCATATAATGGCTCCAATCCCATCGTGGCCAGCAAGGGCGTAACAGGTAAGCCATACTGGATACCGCTACTCAACAACTTTTGATATGCTTCACGGGTGTAACGACCACAAGGCAAAAACACTATACGAAAACTCTTAGCAAACGCTTGTTTTTGTAAAATGCGGTTAATAGCTACGCCAATCTGTTGCACCAAACTCCATGTCATCGACTCGTCTGCCATACCGCTGATTTCCAGCGCACGAGAAGATGTGGACGACCCGGAAAAGATAAGACTGCTAACGCCAGCCGATGCCCAAATAGAGTCTTGGCACTCTGCTACCTTATCGCTCTCGGCAGTACCGCTACGCTCAAAGTCGATAGGGGTAATCTTCATAGGACTCAATGTTGCGCCTATTTGCGGCGGTAACACAGCTTCCAAATTGTAGAAAAAATCTTTAGCCTTCTCAAAGTCCAGATTCCATTCGCCCTGACTATTCAAGCCAAGTTCCATCACCAATAGCTTATAGTTCTGCAATTCCTGAGCCGTCAGTTTCAAATCGCGATAATCTTCCAGTGAATATATCTCACGCAAAATACCGCCCAACGGAGGCAGGCAATATAACAAATCCTGATGATATTTAATAGCGAACGAATAAGGAGCATCCAGTTCTATCCAACGCTGGGTAGTATCTTTTTGATATTGTTGATACTTGGTCTGGAACTCAGCAGGGTAGAACTCCAACTCGTCATTGTATTGATCAAAGTACGAAAAATTAAATGCGATATTTAAGCAGTTCTGACTTTGTGACACTATTTTGCAATACTGTGGATTAAGAATCTGGAACGACATTCCCGTTTTAGTAATCCATGTCGTACAATAACAAGCGTCCTCACGGAAGCACACGGTTAAGATTTTTTGGCACTGCGTCTTTAGGTCGGACCCAGCCAGGAACACAGCAGTCTTTTGGTACTTCTCTAAAGTCTCCTGCTCATCATCAGACTCATCAAAAGATGTTTGACTAATAATATAAGCGCAATCCACCAATTCGCTGAAATACCGAATAAGGCGTACAAAATGCGAACTGAGGTTATACAACATGACAACCGCATTACGCAGTTGCTCCTCATTGGCTTCAGGGTTTTGTAGGTAGGATGCTATTTGGTCTTTGGTATACTTAGAGAAAACAGTAGAACGTGTACTGTTATTGAGGTCTTTATATATAATCTTGGCGACTTGAGCAAACCACGCTTGCTGTCGCTCGGTTCTTAGCCCTGCTACATCGAAGGTTTTACTCGCTTCAGCAGCAAGAGACATGGGAGGCGTAGCAGCCTCTACGTGTTCAAGCGTTGCCGCCTTCTCTTTATTGGCCACCTCAACACCTCCTTATTTAATTTTAGGCGCACGAAAAACAAAGAAGTCGATAGGCATTGACTTCTTCACGGTGAGCGCCGATGCAAATTCACTTATATAATAGAGAACATAGACTAATGCAGAGAATCTATCCTTATCAAGCTGCCGCACCACCTTTTCGACTGATAGTGCGCCACTTGCCTGATATTTGAGCTTGAGATTAGCAACCTCATCAAACAATAGGTCAGTTTGCACATACGGTGTAATGTCAAAGTCGTTGTTAGTTTGCCACTCATTATAGAGTTCGGCTTCCTCACGCTTACATAGCAACCGCAATGTTCCACTATCTACCATATTGATAAAGTCTGTAATAATACGAGATTGCACACCTTGGGCTTTAATATCGTATAAACACTTAGGAGCATTGCGATCTTCTGATTGGTTAGTGGTGTTAATGGTATCCCACGCCTCGTATGTCTCTTGCGTAATGGGGTCTACATTATTTTCCAGCAATTTATCTATCAAACCAGAACCCAGACCGTTACCATCGCAAATCACCATCTTGGGGTGGTATTTCGCCGCTGTGCGCTTAATAACTGCCGCTTGCGCGGAAAAATTTAATATGTTCGGCACGCTCATTACATTAACAATGTCAACGTGTTTGACACGGTTAGTGCCGTGGTCTCGGTCAACCTTAGCCACCACAATAGAAGATTGGTTGTTGTTAGTCTTTTGTGAACGCGCCACGTCAACACCCATATAGTATTCATCGGTGTTACTTTCGGCTTGCATAATAGCCTTATCCAGTTTGCGGCACGCCATAAAATGATTGATGTCAATAAGGGCGTTGTCCGAGCTACCCGTCCATGTGCCGCCATAGTTTTGTGCAAAAGCCGTTGGTGACATATTGCGTCGCTTTTCGAGTATTTGCGTTTTAGACGAGCCTCGACCAAACCAACAGGGCAACATCCAGTCCGCACCAATAACCATCGACCCCTTTAGATCAATCATGTCACGGCACATAGTAACAGAGTGCCGCCACTCATCTGACGAACGCCAACCGGGAGTAGAGAGGAAGTTAATTTGCTGGTTCAGTTCACATGGGTCAACAATACCCAATTTACCCATCGTATAACGAGGAGCCTCAACGATGGGTTCAATAGCGTCTTGAAAGGTGAAATTATCTACTAACACCGCTTCTTCAACATTGATACGCTTACGTCGTTGCCCCTTAGATGTTTGGGAATTGGCTAAAGCATCTATACGAGAATCATTCTTAAAGACAATAATTGCTTCATTACGTGTAAAAGTTGTTTTAGCAATCTCATTAGACAATAAAGGATAAGCGCGTATTAGTTCGGAATATTTGTCCTTCATAATTTTGCAGGCATTTTCTTTCGTCTGTGCAGTAACAGCGAGAGTAATGCCGGGATACCAAATAGCGAGGACATATTGCACAGCCTGTGCGCTAAAACTCTTAGCTGCGCCTCTCGGCAAACAGCCGTATGTGCTAAAAAACCTTGCCAATGAACGCATTAGCACACGTTCATCCATATCGAGTTTAAAGCCGTTATTAGGACCTTTACATAAGTCAAGAAACTTATCAGGATACCAACGACAATAACTGGCAAAATTCACATAGTTCTCTAAAGAGTCACCGAATTTGGACTGAATTTGCGAATAATCAATCGCCACCCAGCACCACCTCACTCGACTCGTTATCTGCCATTGAATCTTTTGGCACAATAATAAACCGCTCTATTTGCGGACGATTGACCTCAGTAGGGTCATCAGCAAAAATACCTGTTGGATCACCGTATTGTTCGATATATGCTCTTTTACGTTCATCGTAAAAGCGGTATACATCCTCATAAGAGCACTCCGGCTTGTCTTCAAGCCGACGCAGATAGTTCACAAAACACCAAATCAAAAAATCGGTAGCGTCATTCGGTTTATACCGAAACTGCGGCATAATGGATATGACATCAACCGCCTGCTCGATAGCCTGAGCTAATTCCGAAAAACTGTTAATGCCACCCTCAAGGTCAGCCTTGCTCATCTGTTTTGGGTTAATCTTAGCCCTATCTGCGGCATCCGCAGCCATCTTAGACCACTTTTGCGCCTCACCAATATTGCCTTTAGCAACAGCAATTTCTTCCTGTACCTTAAAACGCACGTAAGTAACCAGTGCTTCGGTGTGGAAACTGGTGAAATCAACGTAAGACTCTTTCAGTTGGTTGTACTTCGCCAACATACGTCGGTACTCGTCGTAAGTATAACCATCACCGAATAAATGAATAATGTCATCAGTAATAGTAACAGGTTCGTCTTTATCCTGCGCAAACATTGGTTTGTCTGGGTCTGTAACCGGCACAAATCCCGCCTCAACAGGGCGCGTGAGCTGTAACGGCTCATCGTTATTGTTCTTGGCGGCAAGAAAGTCCTGCGACTCCTGCCATGTCATTGTCTCGCCTTTGGCGTTACGATACTGCTTGAGAACCTTAATATTTCGCAAGTAGTTGCTAATGATCTGCTTACGGCTCTCATTCGCCACAGTCTTACCTTGACAGCCCTTGTTATACTGTGCAATCGAACTGTTCAAGACTTCAGGAAACCATGGAGCATCAATCTTTTGCAACAGGTCCGCGAACGGCTGTACCTGAATTTTGCTATAATCATCGCCCAATAAAGCTTTTGCCATACAGTTTTTACACACAGGCATACGCCCGTCTGCGTGTATGGGATTAGTGGTTAAATAAAAGTCCTCGATAGGGTGAAGTTGCTCACCCGCAGGACATAAGCCACACCGCTTAACATCGTTAGATGAAACCTTAACCTTAGACGATGCGGACTTTTTTGTTTTCTTCTTGCCAGCGATCTGGCCTCATTCCTTTCCATCAAATTTGGCTTAACCAAAGATACCTATATTAACTGTTAATGCCGCTTCGGGTTTACTCTCGCACGTAAAGGTCAAACTATTCGCCGCCTGTGTAGTAGCACGTACTTGTGCATCGCAATACGCCAAAAAGGACGCAGGCGCAGGCGCAATAAAGACCATGTTAGAAGCAGTTACCCCATTGACAGTAACGGTCTGTGTATTACTGCTCGACCAATTTGCCACAGTCAATGTAACAGTCACACTTTTTTGCTTATTGTCTACATACTGCTTAGTGGCCGCATGGAGATTGGCGCTGGGTTCACCAGCAAGCGTCAACGCGCCCGTCATAGTGTCGCCAGTCTTATTGAGTTTGTCTTTATCGCCATCATCCACATATTTCTTAGTAGCAGCGTGTAAGTCGGCAGTAGGCGCACCAGCCAGAGTGAGGGGGCCAGTGAGCGTACCTCCACTTGCAGAGAACGAGGTGTCGTCTTTGACGTTATAAGTAATACCATTAACAGTAATTGTTTTTATATCAGCCATAAACTCACCTCACTATCCTACAATTAAATTAGCACCACTCACGGTAGCACCTGCATAAAAAATGAGCTGTGTACCAATTACCTCGCACTTCACAGCACCGTCTAATAAGGTGTAAACAGCCTTGGCAGACGGATACTGTGTGTCAGTGCTATTGGCAGAAACAGAGGTCACTTTATTAGCAGTGACCTCCTTAGCGTCAAGTTGTGGCTTTAAGAGTTGGAGCAGTTTAGTAACGGCGTTGTTACCGTAAAACTTCACCATACAACCTCCCTACTCTCAACTATGCAGAAAAGACTTGATCCCAAATAACTTGCACTTCAGAATTGGTGTATTCAATAAACTCGGCAGTTGGAGTATATGCAGACAAGTCTACAACACCAGACAGCACATCCCATTCCGTACCGGTCCACGCTACATTGTCACCAGCCTTGATATTATTAGCCTTATCAGCAGTGGTAATATTCCAAACGTCACCGACCTTGTTAGAAGCGGCAGCAGGTAAATCGGAATACTTCGCCTTGGTTCCTTTGTAATGGAAAGAACTGGTTACAAGACCATCGACCTCATCCTTAGTATAGGCATTACCGATACCATAGCCCGCAAGAGTGGTGGCGGGAGATTGCTTGCTGTTAGCCAGAGCATAAGCGGACTTAACGGCTTTTGCGGTAGCAGCTACCACTTCACTGTCAGAATCAGTGGCACTGGAAAGCTGTACTACGCCCTTCTGAGCAGTCGAAGCGTCCTTAACGGAGATAGTGCCATCAGTAGTGACATCAACATTACTGCCAATCTTTACACCGCCCAGCTTAGTAGCGGTTGCCGCGCTGAGGTCATAATTACTTAACCCGTCCAGCTTCGCCTTATCTGCGCCAGACATCAGGCCAGCAGTATCGACAGTAGCGGTTTTATAATCACCAGCTATGATAACCTTCTTGCCGGTAGCATCAGCGGTGACGGACATATTCGCGCCCGCTTCAACATTCAGCGTGTCGCTCTTGTCCCCGGCAGTCAGAGTAACCGCGCCGACCTTCACCTTGGCGTAAGCGTTCTGGTTCACTTCCGCGCCAGCCGCAATATTGCCCAACTTAGTTTTCTCAGCGGTAGTGTAATCCTCAGTCGAAAGCTGTTTACCATCAACCTTATCTACCTTCTTACCAAGTTCCGTAGTAACAGTATCAGCTACGGCAAAATAGGTGGGGGCATGACCACCCAGCTTGGCAGCATCATCTACAACACCGTCATCATCGGTATCATAGGTGGCTTTCATCATATCGCCGCCACCAAGTTCACCTATATCACCAGTAATCTTATCAATGGCAGACTTCAAAGCCTTACCCTGAGCCGCCGACAGAGCCTTGTCAGTGTCAGTAGAAGTCAGATTATCAACGGTATCTACACTAATCTTGCCACTGGTATCAGACTTCAGACCAGAACCAACCATAACGCCACCCAGCTCAGTGCTGGTAGCCTTGGGCAACTCGTATTTATTAGCTTCTGCCGCTATATTAGCCAGCTTGGTCTTTTCGTCAGCAGTAAAGTTTGCTTCCGACAGACCCTTACCAGTCTCCTTGTCAACCTTAGTATCAAACTTGCCCTTCAACAGAGTAAGCAGATACGTCATTACATTTTCGCCATTATATTTAATCGCCATATCCTACCCCTTAGTTACCAAATATAGTATTCCAGATAGTCAAAACCTCTGGATTGGTAAGCTCGGTTAAATCTCTTTCTTCGAGCTTAACGCTATCTGCCGCGTCTACATACTCTTTAGTGGTTACATCTTTTGGATCATCAACCGGTGCATAACACTTCATCCATCATCACACTCCCACATAGGTTATGCGGGCGGTTAGTGCATTTGCAGGAGCTTCGGCACAAGTAATCGTCACCTTGTTATCAGCATCAATGGTGACATCTGCCAACACAGACTCCTTTGTGGTCGCATCTATCAGAGATACATTTAGCACAGTACCCTCAGCAGTATAAGTGGCAGTAGCAGTGGTAACAGACAGGTCGTGATATTTGATGCTATTCGGCTTATTCGATAAGTCGTTATAATCACCACTAAAGGCGACATCTTTAAGGTCGGCAAGATACTTAATAACCTTGCCAATAATAATAGCCAAAGACTCGCCAGTAACAGGCAATGCACGAGCTGCCGCAGCAGTGAACGCCGCAGTTGTCGCGCTGGCGTCACCGGTCTTAGTGAGATAATTGGTTAAATCAATAGAAGTATCGCCCAATATCTCCCACTTATTGTCTATATACATATATTCTGTATACAGATCGTTGCCAGTAGTACCGGCCTTGGCTATCAGATATATAACATTGGTCTTAATATTTTCGACAGGTAGACTATCGACCTTCTGTACACTTAGAGTGGCGATTTGACCAATCATCTGGTCTACGCTGGTCTTGTCGTAATAATTGACTAAATTACTAACCGTCTTATCAATAAACTCAAGATCGTTCGTAAACTGAGATAGTTTAGTAGGCTTATCAATAACATTAGTCCACTCAACCGCATCAGCAGTACCGCCGCCAGTAGCAGACAGCGTACCTTCTTCAGAAATGCTAAGACCAGCACCTACCTTGATACCACCCAGCTCAGTCGCGCTTGCCTTGGGAAGAGTATACGCACCACCAATCGACTCAAGCTGACGATTAGCGCCTATCTTATAGACAGTAACAACATCGTTTTCAAAGACGGTAATAACCTGACCTACATAAGAAGTACCACATAATACGCGGCTATCAGGGTCAGCAGTATCACCAGCGGCATATTTTACGGCGTCGGCATAGGAGCTAAACAGGTCAGTACGATCCAGCGGGAACTTACCAGTCCTCTGGAACGGCATCGCAAAATCAAGTTTGGATGCAAAATTTTCTATATAATCAGCCATATATAGCTATCCTTTCACTAATTTTTAATTTGCTTACACGCCTCACAATATTTGGAGCTTGACGAAGTGCCCACAAATGGAAGATTACATTCAGCACAGGTACAATGATAATATCGCTTAGGATATGGCCCTTTAGGCACACCACGTTGAGCAGCAGCAATTTTATCTCGCGTTGTTTGCGAGACAGTATGCCCCATTAAGGCGCAACTAAGGTTTTGCCGCATCTGATCTGATTTAGGAACACCTTTCATTTTGCCTTGTAAGGATTCGCTCAAATGCTGACGATGCTCTGGTGAAATAACACGTCCGCGCAACGCACGACTTAACCCCTCGCGCATTTTAGCGGCGTGTTCCTCAGTAACGTGTTTACCATAAAAAGGGTTTCCTTCGCCTTGGTAATCTTGCTTCAAACGTTGCACAAATAGAGCGCGACCTTGTGCATACGCTGTTGCGTCGCAATCTTTACCGCAATTACACATTCGCCAAAAGGCAGACACTAAACTGAAATTATCAGCATTATCTTCAGCCAATAAACGATGCGCCGTAAAATGCTCTTGATAGGTTAAATAAATTAAATTATCGGCATCATCGCTACCACCTATACAGCGAGGAATAATATGATGTTGTTCAGAATTATCAAACTTACAATTCAAAGGGCGTTCATCACGTATAGATGTAATAAAATCCTCATATCGTCCCATCTGTCCCCTTAACCAATCGTGACCTTATAAGTATTCGCACCAAGCGCAGCATCAGGCGCGTAAACATAAACGTCGTAATTAACGCCGGCATAACCATTCGCGCCCTCAACAGACACAACCTGCTTGGTAAAACTGGACACTATATCCGTACCAAACGCGCCAACATCTAACACCTTTTTAAGCGTTTTATTGATGCTGGTGGGGAAGGCTACAATAACTTGCACCGCACCCTCGACAACAGGCATCTGAAACTCTTGATTAGCTACTACGGCCTTATTGCTGTTGGTAAGCGCACGAATATTGGTACTATTCAATTCAATAGCCGCCGTCTTAGAACCGTAGAAGAAAGACCTATAACCAGTCAATGCCGCAGAATTGGCAGTTTTAGAACCAGCGGGGATACGTGCCGCGCCATATTCATTGCCAAGATTGGTCACAGGCATATTGCCCTGTTCATAGGTAGCAGTAGCACTAATCTTGTAATTTGTATTATCTGCAATAGTCAGCTCCGCAAAAGAACCAGTAGCAGTAGTAGCGGTCTCGCCACCAGTGGCAGATATGGCCCAAGACTTAGCGGTAATGCCAGTGGCGGGACCATAAGTATAAGAGCCAGCACTTAACGTAGCCGTATAAGACGGAGTAACCTTTGTGCCAACCTCTTTAGCACCAGAAGGTGTCATCGTTACACTTGCCGCAGGAGCAGTAGCAGTCGGATTCATCTCCTTGGTGAATATCGCCTGAAAGACATCCTTAACACTCTTACCAGCAGCAGGAATAGAACCGGTGGCATTAGCGCCCTTAGTAATGTTGCCCACCTGAGTATAACTACCAGCGGTTACTATATCCGCAGACAAATAAACATTCTCGGCGCTTACATTGCCGTCCATAGCCTTCCATGCGCCAGCGTCATACACAAACGCCATATAAGAATACTTGCCCTCAGCAATAAGCGTCTGTATGACCGCAATATCACCTTCAACGGGAGCAGCTTCACCTACTGCACGAGTTAGGGCATCATTATCGCTCTCACCATCATTACGTACTACATTGTAATACGATATAGTTTTACTCAAAGTGCCATCAGACGACACCTCAAGACCTGCGCCTGCCTTAACGCCACCGACAACTGCCGCAGACGCGGCAGGCAGTTCGTACACGGTCACATCTTCGTCGCCTATTTTAATATGACCATTCGTAGCCGATGCTTCTACCTTGACACCAGACGAAGCCCACGCAGTACCGTTCCATATATACAGAACCTTATCTGCCGTATTATAGTAATACTGACCCTCGCGGGGGTTTTCCGGGGCAGTAGCCAAACCCTGCAAAACAGCGTTGAGAATCTGGTTTTTGTTAAGGTCTAAGTTCGTCAAAACCTTCATTGATTAACCCTCCATCAATTCAAAAATGCTTTACCAGAAAACGCACCGCTAAAGGTCACGGTCAACGTATTCATGTCTTTATAATCGACTTCACCCACAACACATGAACCCGCACTATCAACCACCGTGATAGAGGGATACTTGTTCAAGTTGTGTTGTATAGTCCAAATATCTGCCGCCACCATCTGCGTATAAATGTATGTCTTATCTACTACATCCTTGTCCACAGACAGAGTGCGACCATCAAGTTTCAACCCTTCGCCAAAATCGTACTTCAAATCATCAACATCTAAAGTACCAACAATCACGTCGCCACTATCGTTGTACGCTTCATAACCCTTCAATATTTCATCCGGCGTTGCGCCATTTGCTAACGGGGATGGAGGAGTATACTGCTTATAGGTCGAGAGATTGACTATGCCAACAAGCTGCCTCGCACCAGACCCGAACGAGTGCACACCATGCTTACGGTCGCAACTGGCGCTTGTAACAGGTTTACCATCTTCATCCAATACTTCCTGCCCAAAAGTAATCTCGTTGCATACGATAAAAGGAGTGGGAGGGATAATTGTATTGATTGTGCCATCAGCGAACGTAAGCTGTACATCGTACAAATACCGACCATACGCCAACTTTTGTGTGTCAACAGGGTCAATGTGGATAATCTGACCCGTCTTTTGCAACAAATACTCTATCTCTGTATCAGACGCTTTAACAGTAAAGGTTAGCACATCACCATCGGATAATTCGTATACCGTTCGTTTATCAGGCTGGCGTACCTGAATGTCAAACGCCGCGCTATCACCACGGGTGATAAAGATTTTTCCATACTCTATTTTGAACAAACTAATACCACCTCCGCAGTGTTAAGATTTTTAAACACAAAAACAGGGCAGCCAAATGAAAGCTGCCCCGTTTCGTATGCAAGGGTGAAAGGGAAAGAAGACCCTCGCAATCGCTAATGGTGGGTGGTTAAGGACACCCAGCCTATATCCATCGAGCATCATATAGTGCCTTCACGTGTGCCGGAAGCCGATTCCGACCTCACTGCCTCTGGACGAAGAAATTTATTCACAAAATAGATTTGACCCTTACCGGTGACTTTCGGAGTCCGCACTACACGAATACTGCCATCGGGGTTCTCAAGAACACTTTCTTTGACCTCAAACCAGCCAGCTTCCATGCTGCGCTGGGTCGGCATATTACGATTACTACCAACCCTACAAAGATAGCCGTCTTTGCGCAAATACTCAAACAATCTATTCGCACCGATCTCATATCCGTTCTGACGTATTATCTTTGCCAACTGCCCCACAAGGCAACTGTCGGTAGACGTTTCCACAGCATCAGCGAACGTTACTTTGGGCGCATCCGCTACAACCCTTGTCTCCAAAGCCAAGCGCTGTTCGCGTTCATCTTTAAATGCCTGCAACACCTGAATCATGGTATCTGGATTAGCCAACATAGCTTCCACAGTGGCGGGAGTAGCGTACATTCCGGTCTTGCGGATAGCAGGAGGCACCTCATCAAAAACCTAACGTTCAAAATGCTCGGCAGCAGGGATTTTGCTACGTATTATTAAGCGATACACATCGCCCTCAGTAATAAACCCCATCTCTTGTTCGCCACCATTAGTAAGGGTACGCCGTTTTACCGTACCCTTTGCATGGGTAGCGACCGCTTCACTGGGACGTGCGTACCCCAATGCCCTTGCTATGTCAGAACCACAAAATAGCACCTTATCATTTTCGACTAAAGTGCGAATCTGGCCGAACTGTTCATTCTTAAAAATCTGTATATCAGTAGTCAATTTTTCCTCCTTCAGAATAGGAGGGCGCGGCGGGAGTCTGCCCGCCATACATAGCGCCCTCAATTATATGGCATTTCGCCACAATAGGAGGGAGAGAATTGAACATACTCAACCCAAAACCGCGAATCGTTCAACAGACGAAAGCGGTATGAAACTATATCAGTTTAATCGGATACATAACTTCGATGCCCGCATCTGAGCACACACATACAGTTTGCGACGGCTTACCGCCCAGACGGTGTTCCAACGTAAATTGATCGCCACCACCCGACAGACAACCGTTCTGCACACAGGCGACACTATTTACTTCCATATATGCTGGGGTATGCTTGTGCGCAGAGATTATTGCGTTCGGCACAAAGCCCAAATAAGAGATTAACTTAGCAACACCAGCCTCAGTAAACTGGTCGAAGTCTCCGTGGTCAAGCACATACGACTTGCCACGAATCTCAATTATGTCCAGCGTGCCATGGAACCCATCTAAAGGTTGACTAATACTCACATTGGGCAAGTGTTTACATTCAGTGGTCGCGTGCCATGTAACCAGCCTATCTAAGCGTTCACCAATGATAGCGTCCTTTTTATTGGGGGTGAGCCGACTATGATTACCATTTACAGCAGTAACATACACGTTGGTAAACAGCATTGAAATGTTGTATATAAATTGAGCCAACATTTCACCGGCAAGTATAACCTGATCCACAACGTCTTCACGGTTCTGCATTGCGACAACAGGATGAGGTGCGCCGCTTATTAAATCACCCAGCAATACAATATGAGCAGAAGCGACATTGTGCCGCTGTTGAATGTCCCGAATTTGGCATAATAATTGAGACAAACGATTCCATGCAATATCTGTATCATATTGACCAGTACAGCTATTAAAGGTCATCCCAATATGCCAGTCGCTCAGGCAGATTAACAGAGAGCAGTCACCATCAAGCTGTGGCACTGCCACCACAGGGAACTTGGTCTGACCCAGCTCTGCCAGCTTACGCTCCCATAGCTCATTGTTGACCTCATATCTCGCCTGTTCTCGCAGTTCTTTATTCAAAGCGGTGCGCTCATCGCGCAGTTTTATACGTTCCTTGGCAATTCCTTGTTGCCTTTCCCGCAACGCCGCAACATCTTCAATGCACCCCTGCTTGGCGAATACGGCTTGCCACTTCTTGCCACTGGCGTAATGCTTACGCCATGTGCAAGGGCCTTTTTCTTCCCCGCACTCCTCGTTCAGCACGGGGGTTAATTCCTCCCACGTTTCGGCAATCAAGCCATCATCTTTAGCCTTGCCGATGCGGTACAGATATTCTTCGTCCAAAAGCTCGTCAGAGCGCCGTCTTAAATCAACCATGCCGTTTTTGCTCCCTATGATACTGGTCAAGCAACCGCGCCGTCAGACGGTCTTCAGGGACCATATACTTCTTCTTACGGGCGGGGGCCTGCTTGTTCAGCACAACAACTTGTGCGCCATGCTGACGCAAATAAAGGGATTCTTCACGGGTAATGTTAATCAAATACAACCATCCTTTAGCTCAAAAATTAGATACCGTTTAACCCCGTCGTGACTACTTAATTTGACTATTTTGTTTGACTGAGATTATATTAGTACCCATTAAACCCTTTAGGCTAAAAGTATTCATTAAATATCCGCACAATGTTGTTATCCATCACGCGATTGTCGCCAGTATTCACCAACGGCACGTTGAAATGTATGCGTGTGACTTGGTTACGGCTGCTCTTAATCCACTTCTTTTTAGTGTCTACACGAGCGATATACCCAAAGTCTATCAATTCCTTAAAGCTGCGATTGACCAGATTAGAGTAGTCAACGTGCAGCCAATTAGCCACACCCAGCAACGATACATTACAATCACCATATTTGTTAGCGCACGCTTTGCCATACGCCAGTAACGCCAACGCCAGTAGTCTCGTATTTTTGCTATCAAACCGTTTACGTATTTCTTCAATATCTGTTGTATTGATAAAAACAGGAACATCCCCACGAAGGGGAGTCCTGCTATCCATCACATTGTATATAACCTTGTTTACATCAAACTCGAAATAATAACCGTATTTACCTTCCCACTCTTTTAGCCTTTCGCGAATGGCTTCATGGCTCAACCCGTCATCCCGATAGTATTTAGCCATAATATAACAAATATGATATACACACCGTTTATTAAGGTTGTTGCCCTCAATAAATTGCCGAGCTTCCAAACGCTCGTTAATCAAATTGCCACTCTCCAATCCAATCATTAAAATCGTCGCACTCACATGGAGGCGTAGTCTGAACTTCTACCATCGAATAACGCCGTCCCAAATAGCAATACTCGCCAAAAGGATCTCTTTGCGGCAATTTCAAATGTTCGACCTGACAGATATTCTCTAAGATCCCCTTCTCAGCCACAACCCACATAAAACGAGACTCACTTTTAGGATACACTTCGTACTGCAAACGTACCGCTATATTGGCCAACATCTTCGCATCGGGGCAAACCTCTCGGCAGAGCTGACGGTATTTGTCGTAATATACATCCCAGTCTATAACATAGTTTTTAGCATTGAAACGTGATACCTGAGCCTTAATATCTTCGTCCTGATATGTACGGACCCGCTTCTGCTCAAGCATTAAACTATTCATCTCAACAGTATATTGCTTATAAATATCCCGTATCACGCTAAATATATCATCCGGCACATCTATGGTATTGTCCAACATAATTGTATAATCGAATTTCTCACAACGTTGCCACCGTATTTGTTTATGCCAGCGTTCCACCTCATAACAAAGCCGATTCATATTACTATGAGCCTTAGAGAGCTTCTGCTTCGCATAATAAGGTTTGCGATATTTCATAAAATAGGGTAGAGGTCGCCCAAATTTTGCAATACGACGCGGCATAGGGAAAATAACACCCGTTTTAGCTTGATCGATTGCCTTACCTGTCAGGACTGAAATTTGGTCAATATACCCTTCATATATCGCACGTTGTTCAGCAGTTTTGGGACATTTGTTATGATAAGCGCTGCTATAATTACTATATTCACCAATGAGAGACTTCATAGTACGCATAGTTAGAGCTAAACGCCCCTCTGAATTGTCTGGCTCCATCTTTGCCGTAATCTTGTCCTCAACATCTATTACAATAGGCGCATCACGATGCACACCGCGCATCATTGTAAAGTTCTGTAATACAAGCACCAAGTCCCCATCGAAGTCAGCTCCATTCAAACGTGGCGCTGTCAAACTCCGGCAATTCACCATACAGACATTCGCAAGATGCCCGATATAATAATCAATCGTGTCATTGGTCACAGCACGCAGTACAGTGTGCTCCGATCTGCAAATGTGCGGATTTCTCTCAATGAGATAATCGCCCGTATATACACCATCGTAATCACGAGAGTAAAACTCGTCAGCCTGTAAAGACCCCACCAACGGTAAACCGCCAATATGCTCCATCAGCAAAATAAGATCAGGAGCTAAAAACTTAAAGCACGATTCCAGCCATAGCTTGCCGCACTTCATGCCATCTATATACTTCTTAGCGGAATCACGCAAAAACTTGCGCACAGTCCGCTCTTTCATCATTTCGGGATTCTTCAGAATAGCTTTAGAGTACGCATTGATAGGCGTGCAACGGTCAGCCATCAATCCCAAAAAGCAATAAGTGTACAGCATATCGCCGTCAACAATCCGTTCAGCCCACTCAATACTGTCATCAGCCAAACTACGGAAATCGTCATACGGCAAGTCCAAATCCTGTAATATCTGGTAATTGGCGCGAGTAAACACAGGTTCTTCAGCGAACGAGAAGTTCCATTTTGCAATGCCGATACAATGATCGTATTTCTCAAATAAGTCCCAATACCTATCCCAATCGCGCCCATCACCGTATTGCTTGAAATATTTCAAGCCCTTGTACATACTCTCGGTGAAGATGAGCATTTTATCGTGGATGCTATGCCACCGCCCCCAAATGTCTTTGATATACTCTACACCACGTGCCTCAAAAAAGGTTTCATAGTCTACCGAATGAGACACGCCTTTGATGTACGGCGCACGCCAGAGAATAGAGGTGACGGGGGACTTAGCGCCCAATATCTCTGTCACCTCTTTAGTAATGTCAGGATGATGGATGCCACAGCCATCAAAGGCGTTAATCTCCATATCACGAGTAGTTTCTGCAATATCCTTCTGTTTCCATGTGCGCTCATTGCCATTTTTATCAACAAACGACACCTCAGAGTCGTATAGATACTTTATGTGCTGGTGCGGAACAGGCAACGTCAAATCCGGCACTATAATAATCTTAGGCCGCCATCCCTCAAGACAATGGCACGAGCTGAAAAATAAACCCCGATAGGCATAATACTTGGACAGTACCGTTGTATCAAAGGTAATATCCATAGTAATACGCCTATTTAACTCGTCTGCTATACGAGCGTCTACGAAACTAAATATACCAGTACGAGTCATAGACGCAGAACGTTCACTGAACACATACCGCTGACCATTGACCACAATACCTTCATAAACCAAATGCCGAATATTTTCTTCGCTCTTACAAGACCTTTCACTGCTCACAAAAATAACATAAGGATTATAACGTCTTTTATCATGTGTAATAATGCGGATTAAACGGAACAGAGGGTTGTCCTGTTGTTTAATGAGATGTCTTAAATCATCTTCCGGCTCTGTTATCGAAAAATTGTTGTCAACCAACCATTGCAAAGAAAAAGACCTGACTGTATAAAGAGGTGGCGCAAAAATCAGTCCTCACCTCCATTTTCCGTACTTGAACCAGCCGCAGCAAAGCATTGCGCCACCACGCCGTACTCCCAATAGTCCCATTCTTCCTCCAAATAACGCCACATATCAATTATGTGGTCATAATAATCCTGTTTTATTGTGCCTCAAATCCCTTCATAGTTTTGACCACTGTGTGCGTGAACCAACGCTCATACTGTTGCAAGCTCTTGCGACTGCTATACAGTATCAGCCGATACACACACGCCTCCTTTATGCACTTAGTTTCCTGCGGATAATTGTGTTTGTCCGGCAACACAAACAACTTACACTCATCAGCAAAAGTATGGGCGCGTACTGCTATCTTATATTGCTTGAACTCCAACCCTCGACTAACATCTACACCGCAATACCACACCCTGCCTGCATCTGCCACCGCACGTATCTGACCGAATTTTTCATGCGTGAAAGTATGTACCTCCAACCCATCACCTCCTCACACCACGTAGCCGTTCGGCTGCCGCCGCACGTTGCTCGTCTGTCATCTGACGCTTGGCCGCATTAGGGTTGCGAATACTGATGCCGTTTGCCGGTGCATGATAGTACGCCGCAATCACACGTCCATCTTCCTCAACAGTTTTATCTAACGCCCAACCCTGCTTGGCGAATTTCGTTAAATGCGTTGGCACATTCGTATATGCACGCCACGACTTCTCAACCTTGTCATAGACCAAAGTGGTCTCCATTTCTTCAGAACAATATCCCATTAGTCTTCTCCATCCAAATATGTCTCAATAGGCTTATATTTCCATTGTGGGCTGCCGCAGTTGTCACACCAAGGCAATATCCAACCCGTCGATACCCGCCGTGCAGGTGCGCCGCATCCGGCACACGTTTGCCGTGCTATACGCTTATATTTGTCCACAACAGCTTCCATATCATCATTACTAAGCGATATGTACGCAGACAAGCTGCCCCATTTTTCTTTGACATACACCTCTTGAGCGGCATTGCCCATAACATTGTTGAGTTCCTGCACAAGATCGTTACCAAAGGCGGCAATCCAGCCCGCAGGCAGCTCATATAAATCATCTATCATTACCATTAAATTGCCATCCCATCAAACGGGTCATGTGGTGTAAAATAAGCCGCCATTAACACCAGCACAACTACAATTAGTACGCCTACCATTCTCCACCTCGTATCCACTGATGAATATCCCTCTCAGCTTGGTCTAACACTTCATCAGGGGTCGCGCCCATCCATTCATAGTGGCGGCTTGGCCCCAACACATAGCAATGCAATGTGAGCTTATAAAAATCGGGTTGAGCTGTACCAGTCTCATCCGCAAAATAGCAAGGATAGCCAGTCAGCCATTCAAACGCTCCCTCATAGCTTTTACAACCGGCGTCATCTTCTAACTGCCGCCTAATAGCTGCCATAACCTCTTTACGCAATTTACGAAATCTATCTGCTGCTGTTTTTGTCATAATAACCCTCCCATATCAGCGGTTTTCCCTCGGCATCCACCATTACACACATACCCCTATGATATAGTTGCAGATATTGTACACCTGTGCGGGTATCAACATATATCGCATGTGATGCAGTCATTTCAAGCGCTCGCAGTCTGTAGTTAACAGCTTCGGCCTGTCCGCACCCGCACAGAGCGAGGGTCAGCAGGGTTAATATTGTTATTGCTATTACTATTACTCGTTTCATTTTTCTTCCTCCTCTAAATAATGTACTCCTATACCACTCAATACCTCGCAGTTGTCGTCATATACACCCGCCGCGATAAGAATCTCCTTCCGCACAAGCCACGCACGGACCTCTATAAAGGCGCATTGACCATCATATTGACGGAAATAATTCTTCGCTTGTCCTGCGGTTTCAGCGGCTATGAATAAACCGGTGTCTATATACGGGTCATTGGTGCAAAAATATAAATTCATACCTCCTCCTCAAATTCTGGCATTTCTGCCCAATGCGTTATTTGACACATCTCCATCAGCGCCGGAAAATACCAGCCCGAATCGCCCACATACCAGCACTCTCTTACGGTGGGGAAGGGGGTTTGGTCAGGCACATAACCTAAAACACTAACAAACCGTTCCGGCATTTTATCTTCTACTCTGTGCCACTTATACGGCACGTATCCTTCTGCAAACGTACTGCAAGGATCCATACATTCTTCAAGTAGGCAATCATCTTTGTATTGCTTTACACAAGTGTCGCATGACTTTGCCTTGTACAAGTCCGCTATCGCAGCATCGCGTTCGCGCTTTGCATGTTCAAAGTTCGCATTCGCAAGAAGCAACGCTTCCGTTAGCTGTTTTATTTGCCTCTCCTGCTGCTCTATCAAGTCGATGGTATCGTGCATATATGTCTTTATGCACCTTGTACACCCAAATTCTCTTTTGGACCTTTCACACAAATCCTTTTCTTTCTTACTTGCTCCGCACAGCAACGCCTTTACAACTTCATCTTTAGTCGGCATTGGGTTCCTCCTTCGGGTGTTCTGGCAATGGTATCCAATGGGTTACTTTATCAGCAATGCCCACCACAGCATAGTCATCCCAATTGTAAATCCGTTCGTACCAACCAGCGTTTACATAGTAATCATCATGTTCTTCGCAATATTCGTCACAGCATTCATAATCCCAATTAAAGCACGATTCTCCACGCAGTATTCCCTCAGGAACATAAACCGCAATACAGCAATATGTATAACCGCTTCTCCACGTTGTTTTGCACAACAGCAAAACTTCTTTTTCTGCTTCCGGCAATCTATCCTTCACGTTTATCCAGTTCATCCGTTTCCTCCTTATCCATTTTCGCGCCGCAGTTCCAACAAAATCCGCCTCTGATAGCAGTATGTTTATTCTCTTGCTTTCCGCAATTAGAGCATTCAAAATACTGCCGCCTATCATGTGCCGTTTTTTCAATCCACCGCCCATGCACTACAGGGGCAACATCGGCGGCAGGAATACTGTCGAGGAGGTCTATGCAATCCCGGAAACAGTATGCCGCCTCATTGTCCCCGTCTAATACGCAATCTGTGATCCACATTCTAAGCCGCGCCTTTGCATCTTCTCGCTCTATATGTTCTTTAGACATTGTTTTCTCCCATCATATAAGCTCCGCAGTTGGGGCAATAATAAAGCACATTTTCTTGTGGTGTTCCGTCAATATTCATAAGCACTTTACAACCAGTACATTGCCATTTAGAGCCGTGCTTTTCCCACCGTTCATGCCGTACTTCTATAACATCGGCAGCAGGTGCAGTTACCATCAATTCCCTCGCTCTGCCCGGTGGGCCAACATGCTCTGCATCATATCGGGCAATCAACGCCCCACGCTCTATGAACTCTTTAGCCATTGTCAGCACCTTCTTTTCGTTCTCCCAGATAGCAATATCCGTCATCCTTGACCTTTCTGCATCCTAAATGAGAATCGCACCAGCGATTTCCGAATATCTCATCCTTGTAGCTGTATTTGCACTCCCGACATCTGGCCACTTCGACAACATCGGCGGCAGGGGTTGCTTTAACACACTGTATAGCATCTTCTTTAGTGTAATAGACCAGTTCAAGACAATCATTTTCTATTGCATTTATCGCCGCTTCTCGCTCTATGAACTCTTTAGCCATCTGTTTTCCTTTCTCCATAGCTGCAAAAATGATCCCCCGGAAAAAACTTTGCAAACGCAGAAATTTTTGCACAGTCATACTCTTCTTTTGCACCATCTATGCGGTACGAATGCTTGCATTCCCGACACCGTACCACCTCCACTACATCGGCGGCGGGGATATCCTTCAAGTCGATTTCCTTGATGTACCTGTGCAATACAACTCCGCTCAATTCAGGGTCGTAGTGCTTTACTTCAATAACCTTTTCCAGCGCCTTTTCTCGCTCTATGTACTCTTTACTCATTATCAGTCTCCTCCGTTGCCTGCCGAAGCCAATCGGCGATTGTCTTACAGAAAACTTTGCCACCAATTTCCGTGAGCCATGCAAAGCCAGTTAAAAAATTTGCCAGTTCCTCGTCGCTCATCGTCCGGATACAGTCGGCATTAGTCTTCGCTTTGTACGGCTTTGGGTAATCCAAATAAGGCGGGTAGTTTTTTACTTCACCCATAATCATTCTCCTTTTTCGCCACTCTGTAAAAAGTCCTCATTACTGCCTTTTAACATCAATTCCGCCAAGTCACAAGCCGCCAGATATGTCTTCTCATGGATTGTTCCAGTGTATGCTTTTTTCACCCACTCCTTAAATGCATCCATATCCAAAAACCAACACCCGACACGAGCAAACATATTGCCGTTTTCATCTATGTAAAAGTAGGCTTTTTGGTTGGTGTTGCCTATCCTATCCACAGCGACATAGTGGCCATTTTTTACTTTATCGTTTTCGTAGTTGCAATATTCACCAAAGTTACACCACTCACCGAAGGTACACCACTCACCGAAGCTGCACCCCACGCCAAAGGTGTCTCCGTCGCCAAAGCCGCACAACTCACCAAAGTGACACTCCTTGCCAAAGTCACAATGCGCACCAAAGTAGCAATATGAACCAAAGCTGCACCCATCACCAAAGTAGCACCCCTCACCAAAACGGCAATGCTCAATAAAGCGAGAATGCTCACCAAAGAGGCAATATGTACCAAAGACGCAATACTCTACAAAGTCTTTTATGGCGGTATAATCCCCAGTAGGACATATCTTACGACCAAACTTATCTACTTCAAAAGTGTCAAAATCCGCTTGCGTGTACGTTTTCATTGCTCTACCTCACTCTTTCTTTGCGGAATTTTCTAATAATCTTTGTTACCCTCCAATGCCGTTTCGGCTTCTTCACGGGTGCGGTAGTAACCTCTCCGTAACTTCCCGTCATCAGTAAGTAAATACAGACGGAATGTAGTTTGTTCGATAAACAAATTTCGATATTCGCACCCTTTACACATCCTTTTCGTTCCACAATCCCCGGGGAATGTACAATCATCAATAACTCGGTATATTCTGTCCCCGACCCTACACGGCAGCACCACCAACCGTCCGTCTTTCTCTGCCCGGAGTAATTCACGAATATGCTCAGTAAACTCCGGTTTATCAGAGAACGCATCATCCACAACATTTTTCAGAAACACAATTTTCTCCGGCTCCAGCCCTGTATCCTCATATTCGGCAAGACGTTCAATGGCTTGTTGCCTATAAGCAGATACGGCGATCTGGTCTTTTGCCCCGGATTTAAAATAACATGATTCAGGGTATGCAAGATTCGCCGTCCCGCAAATCGTTCTTTTAGTCAGTCTGTTCATTTGCCCTCCTGTTCCATGCTTTAATAAGATCGCGCTTGCACTTGTCCCGATGCTCCACTGTTAATTTGTGCAGTTTCACCATCATGCTCCTGCCGCACTTATCGCAATTTATGTAATATCTCGGCATTGAGCTGGCAAACGGGTCATCGATATACCACAAAAGGCTGCGATCAATCCCAGCTATATATTTCACTTCTACGGTATTACCGCACGGACACTGTTTAAGCTTATTCTGCATGTTGTTCCTCCTTCGGCAACTGCGATTTATACCGCCTTATTCCCTGTTCCAGCTTATTTGCACATTTAGGACAAAGCATAAATGCAGTTGAGCTATAAAACTTCGTAAAAGCCTTTGCGCTCGGAAACCATTTACCGCAATCACAGCAACATACAAGCCTGCCTCCTGTTATTGCATCAAACTTATCATTGTTCATATGTCCTCCCAATCTAATGCCTGACCACAAATATAACAATGTGTGTAAAATGCACCTGCAAGCCATTCGCCGTCCATTTTTGTGATGCAACGAGTTCCACACATCGGACACTTATAATCTGCCAACAAACCATTAACCTTTACAATTTTAATCTTCTTGGGTATCTCTTTTTCAATGCGTCTTTTCCCAACCTGGCAACCTACCATAAATCCAACGATTGCAAGTGAAATAAACCCAACTGCCATAACTATTACATTGTTCATACGTTCTCCTTCGGTGGCTCTGGTAGAGAACTGGCCGGACACATTGTGCATGGCTTCCCGTCCTCGCTCGATGGTGGATTGTATAGACATAAATCGCATGGTGTTTTCGGTGCATTATGTCTCATTTTGTCAGAATAGCACAGTGGACAAGCCTTGCAACGCTCAATCGGTTCATCATCGTCTGGACCATAAATTTGATACGCACATTCACCATCGCCACTATCTGGTTTATAACATGGTGGCATAAATTCTTCCCTTTGACGGAGGGCGGCGATTGCAAGCCATAATGCATCTTCATAATCCAGTTTGTCTTTATTTTGATATCTGTAATCCCCACATGATTCGTCAAACTGCTTTTCAATTATTTTTGCTGCTTCTTCGCGTGTCATTCCTCATTACCTCTTGCATAAATACTCATAAATATTGCCCTTTTATCCAAGTATTTCATAAGCCCAGCAAATGTAGGCCGCTTTCCTCGTGTTTCACACTGCATGGCATAAAATGTCACGGCTTCTCCGACATCCGTAAGCCAAGCTTCCCCATAACCTCCCTCATTGGCAATCTGTTCATATTGTTCAAGCTGTTCTGAGTATTCATTGTATTTATTCATAACTCATTCTCCGGCTCGCTTACACCATCGAAAATGTCCAAAATCTGTTGAAGCAATTTAATCTGCCTGGTTATATACGTTTCAGCCACATCTCCACTGTTCTTGTCTTTTCCAGCAACGTACTCCTGATACTTGGCTCTCAAATCTTCAAGTTCCGTTGTATCCATAACCAAAGCGACATCGGCAACAACCCTGTTAATGGCATTTTCTATCCCCTGATATTCCGAGGGAAATAACTCTACTGCATCACAAGCAGCTTCTATCTCTGTACTTTTGGTTATATATTCTTCATTCATTGGCCGCCCTTTCGTCTGCATCATTTCTTCTATGTATTTAGCCATCGTTAAACATCCTAAATGAATCCGTGGAACATTGCCGCCCGTGCATCAATAAACCTTAACAGACCGCGTTCCTGCAATACCTCGATGTATTCTTCTGGTTGCCCGTATGCCGTGTATCCCTCTGTAATCAGTTCGCAATCGTCAATTTTGGCAATGGTGGGGAATGGGTATACGCAAGGAATGAGTTCGCCACGTTCACGGTCAACCCCGCATACCACCCATGTTTCGCCGGTTGGCTTATGTAATACAATATCGCTCGGTCTAATCATCGTTCCTCCGTTCTTTCTTCTGCATAGTTTCGTCTAAACGCCCTATTCATATATCGCTTGGCCCATTTAATCCATTTGTTTGACACACATATCCAATTTTTTTCATATAACCGCCACTGTACATCGTGTGGTTTGCCGGATATACGTTTATATGAGGATTTGCTCATTATTTCCCTTTCATCTTCTTCCCACAGTTAGGACAATATTCTGGCAACTCAGATCGGTCATTGGTCCATGCGCCACAATAAGAGCAACTATACTCAGCATAGAAACAAGAAGCATCGGGATCATAACAAATGTCATTTTCTTTAATCCAATGAGCGCGATGTTCATTAAAACATTTATCGGTTTTATCCTCCCTCCGTTCGCCCTGAGCGCAATAGAACATTTCGTCAACGTCGTTTTCATCGTCGTTAAACCACGGCTGGTCGCAGATGCCCCAATCCGGCGCACTGCCGTCAATCAACTCCGCTTCGCAAGGGTGATAGTGTATGCACTCCCGACACCGAATAATATCCGGCAATGCCGTACCCTGATAAGTACGCAAAAGCCCAATCATATTCTCAATGGAGACAGGGTGCAGGCCAAACTCGTCGGTTTCTACTATTGTGTCTCGAAGTTCTTTGTAGTGTTGTATCAGGCTATCAAGCTCAATCCATTGACTCATTGGTTCTCTCTCCTCACGCGACGTTCTGAATAATATCATCTATTTGACACTCCCCCACGGCTAAAGCCGGGGGATTCTCGGTTCAACCACCACCGCCC